TTTTGTTTTAATCTTCAACTCTTGAAATAGCAATAATATCTTCTGTATTTATTGCGCAAGGAAGATACAAATTATTTTCTAACTCGAATAACATAATAAATTTATCTTCATTCAAATGATCCATAATTGAAGCAAAGCTTTCCTGGCTATGCACCAATACCTTTTGATTTGCATCTTTAAGTAGTAAATGTAATTTGCGGTACTTATCCAAATCCAGTGTCCTCCCTTTCGTTTTAAAATAAAGATTTTGTTCTATTTCACACCTTTTCCGAAACACTTACTACATTGTGCTTTTTCACCAGTATCACGAATCGAATAATTATAAATAGATTTAAACTTAATATCAGGTACCGTTATAAAAACAAATCCTTTACCACCGCACGCCTTACACTTTCTTGCTGCCATCCGCCATCACCTCACTCTCTATTAAAATAAGAATTTTGTTTAGTTTTGAACTTCTAAAAAATGATTTTCAAAGAATGTATTATTTGCCCCTTCATAACAATGTTTAATAATATGGCGGTCATTAAAATCATTAGTAGCTCGTAATACTTTAACTGGTGTCCACGGATCTTCTAAGGTCGTTGTATGATGCCTTGCTTTATACAATTTCCCTTTTGTAAAAACTCTCTTACCGGAATACTTACCGTATTTTTCGTTCGTATTCATAACCACATCTTTGGTACAAATTACTTTCATCCCTCATTCTTCCTTTCTATTTTTTTAATGAGTCTATTAATCCGCACACCGTATCAAATATTGTTAAAACTACCCACGCTACTGCAAGTCCTATGGCGATAAGTGGCATCGCCCAAAAGTAGTGATACCACTTGGTATAACTTTTCATCTTCCACCATTCATGAAGTGGACTAAATCCGCCTATCATTCTTCATCTTCCTCATGCATGTAATCCAAGTAGCAACCGCTCATCTCATCAGTCTCTCTTACAAACTGGAAGCATCCTTTTGAGCGTTTCTTTTCTATTACATCAGCGTGTTTCTCTTGGCACTCCTTACAAATAGCAACATAGATCATTCCGTTTTCCTCCCAAATAACTATTTTGTTTGGTTTTAGAACCCTATTAAATTGGTACTGTACTTTTTTAAACCCCTCTTTAATATCGCTAGGTAAGTACATTACCAATTGCCTATTATTAATAAGATAACTCTGGTCTTTCTTCTGGTACGATGGAATCACTGTCATCTATTTCATCAAGAATTATTTGCGTACAATCTTGATTCATTTTCATTAATAGCAGTTCAAATGAGTTTAAATTTCTTAAAGATTTTAAATCAGGAACATTATCAAATTGCATGTCCCATCCTTCACCTTTTCCTGATTTCCATTTAGATAATCGAATGGCAAAGTTCATTTTTTCATCATGATCACATTCAAATACTAATGTTGCATATTTAAAGGAACTCCAATCCCTATCATCCTCAACTACTTCAAATCTAACATCCACATATTCATACGTTGGTTCATCATCGTAATCAACTTCTAATCCATCTGTTTCTACATTTTGTTCAACATGTTCTTTCCATTTATCAAATAAGTCTGTTACCTTAATTTCTTTTTCTGCTGCCGGTATCATTAATTCTTGGAAATTACTTAATAACTTTTTGTTTTCTAATGCTGAATTCTTTAGAACAGCGACCATTACGCTGTCTAATTTAGTTATATAATTCGAGTAATCATAGTTTTCTAGATATGGAACCATAACCGACTTCACTTTTTCTTCAATCACTTTTGTTAAATCGCCATATGATCCAAATAAACTTCCTAATGCATTGTTAATGCCTTTTTCTAACTGTTCCTCAATTAACTTCTCAACCATTCCCTCTGCTAACTTCTTGCCAATCACGTCTTTAATGCTGTTTTCTAAATTCATTATTATCGCTCCCTTATTTTTGTTTTGTATTCAAATAACGCTTTGGTTAAAATCTTTCACACAAATCCTCTAACCAGTAAGGCTCTTCAAGCCAATGTCCTTCATCTTGATCGAAACGATAGTATAAAACCTCTCCATCTTCATTTACAAAAGGGTTTGTATATGTGTCATAAGGCTTACTTCCTTCTGGATAATAAGTCATTACTTCTTTGCCTAACATCGGGCAGTGGATTTTTCCCCATTCAATGGCATTTATCCAATTAAGTTCTTTCATTCTTTCTCCTCCCAGTTCGCCTTATAAATTTCACCTGTTTCAATGTTTTGTAGATTGCGGTATTTTTCTCCATCAATAACCCTCAATCCATATTTTTCTAACATCTCTGAGTTGTCTTCATTATCTAGCTGACCCGAAAAAATCATTTCACCTGAATCAATCTCATACACATCAAATTCGTAATTCCAAGCAAAGTATATAGCTTCTACAACATTTTCCATTGGGATGGCATAGAAACGACCTTCGTCCCAATCCCACATTTTAAATTTGTAATTATCCTTCAAGAAAATCATCTCACTTTCTTATAAAATTCAAATTTTATTGGAATCCAAATCCGTTAGGCTGACTATTCGGTTTAATATATACGCATTTTAAGCCAGGGCGAGGATTCTTTAGCTCTCTTTGCGCATTCTTCCCGTGTTAACACAGGAGTTGTTATCGCCTCTTCCACACTCCATTTTTGCCTTTTTATTCTGTCACGTGCCAACCTATAGCAAATCCCATTTAATGACGCTATTTTCATTTGTTCATCATTTAACACTTTGTTTTGACATTTAGAATTAACTTTCTCGGCTAACTCTAACGCCTGGTATTTATCTATAGGGGGTGTCGTTATTGCATCAATTACTCTCCAGTTTCTCTTTATTCTGGCCGTATATGTCGATCGAGATATTCCGTTTTTCAAAGCTATTTCCTTTACGTTTTTCCACCCTGTCGCATTATATCTAGATGGTTTAATCATCGCAGCTTCTTTATCCCAACCACAGTTCCTAATTCTACGATCTAGTAACTCACGACTAATCCCATACTCAGCTGCTACTTCATATTCTTCTGGAGTGACATAATAGTCATATGGCGATTTCATAAAATACATCCTCTCCTCTAAATTCAAAAATAACGACTTAAAAATTACAATTAACCTTAATACCCATTATCCTGACGTAGATGGTTCACTTGATTTTTCTCTTAATCAGCTTCTCTATGATGTACCACTTGTCCATTAGCCCTCCAGATCAACTCTATCTTCTGCTAAATATCGAAGGGTCAATTCCGATGCGGGTCGAGAAACAGATAAATATTCATCTTCTTCATTTCCATAAAAAACGACTACATTTCCTTTCTTATCCGTTGCTACGTCATACGGTTTAAATAGATTGAATATTCTGTTATTTTTAACAAATGCTGTAGCACGTTGCAACTCTTTTACTTCTTCTTTCGTCGCAACACGAACATCAAACGTATCACTTGGTATACTTCCGTCTTCATCGTAATCATATCGCCCTAACTTAAATTCGATAGCATAATCAAAATGAATATGGGAACCTACTGTTTTCGTACATCTTGCTATCCATTTAACCATTGGGTTTTCATAAACAAAATAATCTCCCTTATTAATTACAGGACCTTCAATTTCATAACCCTCTTCAATCGCCCTTGCAAGTTTTATAAGATTCCCCTTTTCAAATAACCAACTTGTTTTAAACAATTCACGAGCTTGTTTATCTAATATCTCCCACATAGCATTCGGCGAACTTGAATATGCTTTTAAATCTAAAATATTTGCAATTTCCTTAGGGATTTTCACTGGATCTGTAGCCATTTCTTTTTGTTTGCTTTCTACAGCAACTATGTTTTTCTCATTCACAAAAGCTACACCTTCTTCATTTGCTACTACCCACATTTCAGACACTTTACTTTTACACAGGATCATTCCCAAAATACGATTGCATCCACAGTTACATTTCACTTCTTGTTTAAATTTAAATTCTTTCATTTTCTTTTCCCCTCTCGTTATTTCAAATATCTATCTACTTTTAATGGTTGAAATCCACTATCTAAATAAATGCGTAACTTCACTGATTTTCCTTCGTCTCGCATTTTCTTACACAATTCTTCAGCTGCTTCCCAACTAAAATTTTTAATCTTAGACCTTTGGTATCTCCATAGTGCTGTTACATAATCTACGAACATATCAAACCTGTAATCTGGCCCTGTCTTTTTAATGGCTTTCTTGGGAAGCTCTTCTACATCCTTAGCATCCCTCGGTATTTTCGCTAAAACATCCGTGAAACTAACCTTTCCTTTACGCTGCTTCACGTGTGCCTTGCAAATATCAAATTTAACGATTTCCGGTTCTACATCAAATATATCCAGCTGCCTATTCACCACGTCACCACCTATTCAACACAACAACTATATTGCTAACTTCTTAATCTCTTCAGCAACTTCTCGCAATGCTTTTGGACTTAAAACTAACTTCCCTCCAGCTAAAACATAATTATCCTGACTAATATCACCTGTTAAATGACACGCATAAGCAGATTTATACTTTCTTAAAACAATTTGATCTTTATTTAGTAAAAATTCAATCGGCTCAGTATTATCAATTTCTAGGGTACTACGAAGTTCCATTGGTATAACCAGACGTCCTAACTTATCAATTTTTCGTGCAATACCTGTATCTTGTAGTTTTCTAACAACCACGCTTTCTCCATCTCTAAATATTTCTACATAATCCCCATCTGCAATTTCTAGCGTACGTCTTAGTTCCTTAGGAATAACTAAACGTCCTAATCTATCCATATTTCTTACAATACCTGTTGTTCTCATTGTCATTTCTCCCTTAACTTGTATTTTTATATTCTTCACTTCATCACCATCTCACCAAACTTAAAAATCAAACAGAGATAGTTGTTCTATCGATTCATTTTCTATTGCACCCTTCATTACTTCTAAAACTACAGGGTCTGCCTTTTCCTCAGATACTACTGACACTTCACCATCAAACTGCCGCCAATTTATAAAATACTTCTTAGGATGGCATCCCAAAAACTTCCCATCAGCAACACGATATACATAACAATTACTAGATTTGCTTTTTGAATATTTACTCTTACTCAGTAAATAGCTTTGTCCCACTCTCAAATTAAGAGTTTCAGCTGTACTTTCTGCTAATACCACTGCATCATCTTGTAATTCAATTTGCGAAGCAGCAGTATTACTATTCGGACATTGCTTTATATGTTCAATGCCTACTCTTTTAATGTAATGTCCGTCTGAATCTGGCTGCTCCATCTGCAATTGAATACCAAACATCTCACCATGAATAATAAATTTAACCGATCCCCATCCGCTAAAAAGCAAATCTTCAACAAAAACTCGGTCCCCTTCAGCTATCATGTGAATTCCTCCTAATTAACTTGTGGTAGTGAAGCAAGATAATCTAACGCAATACCTCGCCCCGGTCCACATCGGATGCAATTTTCTACAAAATATTGATAAGGAATACTCTTTCTACCACTTTGCACCGATTCCGACCACCATTCTGCTAGTTGGTCAAACATTAATATGTAATGCTCTTGATGTACCGAAAACTCGATCAATAGGAAACTGACTCCTTTTTGCTGTTGGTGCTTTCGTAAATATGATATTTGATGACTTTTCACATTTTTTAGTGGAAAATTCGTTTTATTCATCGTACTTTTGGCATCAAATGCAATTGACACTCCATTTGTAAGCCCTTTGTAATCGACAGTACTTTTATGAGCGTACCAACCACTCTCTATTTGTCCACGCTGATCCAATTTCTTAACTTTTACAGGAGTAGCCACTTTATCTATTAAGGCGACTTCCCTGGCATCGTATTGTGCATTGGCTGTTTCAATTGCTATTTCTAAAGCATTTCCTCTATTTGCATAATTCGTTGCTTTTTTCACCATCTCACCACCTACTTACCATGATTGAATTTATCATTATATAAATTTGTTAATTGTTCGTCGGAGCATGAATTCAAATACTGGTAACTATAGTTACTATTCATAAAAAGCAGAGTAATCATTTCCTCTCTCGTCATTCAAACTCCCACCCTTCAAATCGGATTCAAGAACATAATCAGAAATCTCCAGCTCTATTGCATCGTGCATTACGTTCCCTCCTTTCTAACTCTCTTATCGCTTCTGCTTTAACCTTACTTTCGCATGATTCAAAACGAATAATTTGGTATAGCTGACTTAGTGTTGCAGTTCCCACTTAAAGCGCCTCCTATGTATTCACTAAGAATATGTTGCTTTAAGCATAAAATTACTTCAAAAAAAATTTAACATCTATATCTAATATATCCGCTATAGAAGTGGCTACTCGTAAGCTAGGTGTCTTAGAGAGAACCTCAATACCTGCATAGTAACTTCTATTAATACCAACCATTTCAGCTATTTCCCATTGTTTTAAATCTTTGTTCTTTCTCGCAGTTTTGATAAGGAGAACTTTCTCATTCTTGTCCATATATCTCCCTCACTTTTTTTGTATGCTATAAGCAACATTTTCAAATTGATTATATACCATGTATTGGCATAAAACAACCACTTTATGTATTTTTACATATTTTTTCATGGAAAAATAAACGTAATGTTGCAATTAGAAGACAAAAAGAAGATAATAAGCACATGGGCATAAAATGTGAAAGGAGATGCAGATGTGAATAATACAGACAAAGATAAGCACTCAATCTCTCAAAACTCCGATCAACACGTTGATTTTAGCGAAGATAGAAAAGCGGAAAAGGAAAAAGGTTTTATACCTTCGAGAGTACGATATCTAAGAAAAAAACATAAATTAAAAGTAGATGAAATTTGTAAATATGTAGATGTAGCAAGAAGTACATATACAAACTACGAACAAGGACATCGAACTCCACCGCCAGATAAAATGGCTAAATTAGCAGAAATATTAAAAACTACGCCGAATTATCTAAGCGGGTATTCAGATATAGAAGAACCTTTAAACGATAACTTACGAGCTATACTAGCAGCTACAAATCTAAATTGGGACGGACAAAAATTAACTTCGCAACAGAAAGAACAAATTGCAAATATTATAAGTGGGTACTTCCAAACCATCTCACCAAAATGAAAGAAACCGCATGATTTCCTCATGCGGTTTCTTTCATATATTTTTCAATTTTTTTATATAATCCTGCAGGTATATCACCCGTTACTAGACATTCAGATAAAACGTTATGTAAATCAACCTCTATTTGTTTTCCATCTTGATTAGCAGCTGCGTTACTTATCGCATTGATTATCTTTTCCATTACTTCAAATCCCCCTTGTTTTTTTCAAAAAGTTTAGTGTTTTTCTTTTTATAAAAAACTTAAACATCCCTTGAAACACTGAATGACACCGCTATATACGGTGTCATTCAAAGAATTACTATTTAGCCTACTGAGCCACCTGGATCAGCCATGTAGTAGACTTGTTTATTACTTTCTTGTTTTGAAGCTTTTTCTGCGCTTGCATTTCCTGCTACCGCCATAGTTACGGATAGCGCAATCAACGCTGCTAGTACTTTTTTCATTCTGTTCACCTCTACCCAAGATTGGAAAATATATAAATAAATTGAAAATAATATATTCTTATTGTAACATTAAGTACGTTATTTTCAACATAAATGTTAAGAAAATTATAGATAACCCTTTATAAAACGCTTAGGTATCTGTGCATAGAACTTATTCCCACGTTGCTCAAAGCATAGAACTGATTGTAGGAAATAGTACTCTTCACCCGTGGCCAAGCCCATATAGTACCATTGGAACCCCGTCCATGAACCTTTATCTTTTTTAATATCATTAAGTATTTGAATTCCTTCTTCAATATTCCCTCTTTTGATTGCTAAATGTGCTTTTTCTCCCAAATCCGCAGGGTTAATTTTATCCAAATCTATTTCATAATTTATTTGGATAAAGTCTAATGTTTGCTGGCACTCTTCAATTTTATCATTAAATCTATCTGCATTTTCATTTTTCAGAATTTCAATCGCTTTTTGTACTAGCACCTGACTTATAAATATATCCTCAAACATATAAGAAATCCCAAGAAATTCATATATGGATGCTAAAAATCGTGGAAACTCTTTCGAAATTTCCTTTTGAATAACTCCTTGACCAATTTCTCTTACAATTTCAATATTATTATCCATGAGGTTCGCCACTAGTTGTAATTCTTTCATTCGGATATCACATGCATCTTTAAAATAGCCTTCTTTTAAACTTTCTACGGTTGGTTCTTCTTCGCTTTGATCTTCCAGTACATCTTGTTTGTTTTCTAAATAAGGTACCGTTTTTATTAGACTAGTGAATTCTTGCATATCAGAAAACGAATACATTAATATAATCGATTTTAAAACTTTCATTTCAGCATAGGTACTCTTAATTGTGCTCTTTGATAGGGTTTTAAACAATTCTTTTCCCACGAGCTTCCCTTGCGCACGCTCACTGAGAAACTCGTAATGTAAGGACCATTCTCTCACCATTTTACTGCTAAAAGATTTACCCCTAGTAACTACAGCATTTAACAATTCAATATTACTTTGTGAACTAGCAAATTCCATTGCGATACACAAGTTCAACGGTTTAGATGTAGCTTTGCAAAACCTTAACATATATTCTTGTACCAATGATTCTTCTTCATACACATAACGAACAAGCTTCACAAAATTTATAAAGCTAATCTTTGTTGCCCCACTAAAATACTGACTCACTAAGCCACTAGACACGTTTAATTCATCTTTCACTTGATTACTAGTAATCCCTTTTTTCTTCATGTCCGAATGTATTTCAATCAAAAGTGACAATGTATCCATAGAAAACCTCACTCTCCTATACACTTACTCCTGGCGTTAAGCTCCTAAAGAAAGTATACCCTATCTTAGTTAAAATTCAAACAAAATATGAAAAACACTAAACATGTATAGTATAATTTATTTAACTAAACGAGGGTAAGGAGTAGTATAGAATGGGACGAATTCACTTCACGTTAGAAAAAACGCTAAACGAATTAGATATATCACCGTACCGTCTTTCCGTTATTTCTACTGTAAGAAGCAATACAATTGCTGACATGGTAAGCAACCAAAGTAGCCGCATTAATATCTCTACATTAGAATTAATCATTACAGCGTTAAATAAAATATCCGCAGAACAAGGTTCCTCACGAAAGTTTAATGTTGCAGATGTATTCATTTATGTTGACTAACATACTTCATTTTAACAAAGATACGCGAAAAACAGAACACTCGTTCTTTAAAAATTATATTTTTTTTTGAAGAGTATGAAGAAGAGGGTCCCGTGACTCTCTTTTTTGTGTTTTCAGACGCTGTAACCGCTGTACTTACCATCTTTTGATTATATAGTACCTACCATCTATTTCCGTTTCTAGAGGTAAAATATTCTTCAATATACAATAAATAGTGGAAATATAGGGGTTTTTCTTACTTCAACTCTAATATGCAACATTGCATATACATTATATGTAAAACATACAACATATTACCTATATATAATAAATTCTATACGTGTTAAGATACGCAGGTATGGACTGTTATATCGCTAATGCCATTGCTACTAACAGTTCATCATCCTATTTTTTTTTTTGAGTGCAAACTCAAATTGTGGCCATGTGTCACTCCCCTTAATAATCTAGTTAAGGGGTTTTTTATATTTTAATTGAATATATGCTTTATCGCAGGTAAATAAAAAAGAGGGGATATCTATTAGATAATCCTCTCTTGTCGAGTTATAGACGTTGCTAAAAGCATACATCTTGCTATATACTGTTCATATAAAAATTCATAGCATGATTGGTCAATTATACATTTAACCTAGGCTTACTACTTAGTTCGCCCCTTCTTTTTTCAACAAAATTCTGCTATGATGAATGCTAGATACATATAAAATTCAACAAAAATTTTAAAATAAAAAAGAAAAAACCCCGGCATACAGTTTTCGATGGTAGAGCGACCAACTCAAAACACCAGAGAAAACTCGGAACAGCAGAGGTTATGTCTTACGTATTCAAATGTGATGCTATCTATAACGATATTATCACATTTTGAAAAAATCGTCTAGATATATCCTTTAGTTTGCTGCACCCATTTTTACCGGGGAACAAACTGGAGGTTTTTTATGTCTAAAAATAAGCAAGGTAACAAAATATCTGGAAAACAAGCTACTAAAGATGCCTACATTAAATTATTTGAATTCCTCATGTTCGATCAAAATTATCGTACATTATCACCCAATGCAAAAATTCTATATTCTTTTTTAAGAAATAAAATTAACTACTTCGTAAATATTACTACAGCAACTGAACTAGCGATGGAAGAAGCGGCTGCTAACGGGGAAACATTAAAAGGTACTAAGTCCTATAGAGATAGTGACGGTTATATATATTGTATCGCGGACAATACAGAGCTAGAGTATTTGCTTAATGTTGCAGAATCTACTGTAACTCGTATAAAAGCAGAGTTACATGTTGCTGGATTATTACTTGAAGTTCCTACTAAAAATAAAGCTAACCGTCTTTACCCATTAGAACCTAGCTTAGATGATTTACAGGAGAAATGGGAATATATACAAGAAATTAACGAGCTACGTGAAAAGAAACAAAAAGCAGCAGCGGAGCGTGCGAAAAAGCATGCTGAGAAAAAAAGAAAACTTGCTGCAGAGAAAAAAGCAAAAAAATTAGCAGAGAAACAGAAAAAAATTAGTAACAAGCAAAGTGAAAGTTACAGTAACAAGCAAAATGAAAGTTACGGTAACAAGCAAAATGAAAGTAAATTAGAACTTAATCTATCAGAATTAGAACTTAGTATTTCTAATTTAGAACCTAAATATCTATCTATCACTAATAGATTAAATACTACAGATTTACATGATACTACTAAAATTGTCATTCAAAAAAATATTGATAGATTGACAGATAATAAGCTAGAGGTCATTGTAGATTTATTTGATATATATAAAACTGAAATATCTGAAGTGGCGTTTAATGCTGTAATTTCACGTGTATTAAAAGCTAAAATAACAACAAGTTTCCGAGGGTTTTTAGAGAAATCTATCAAAACTGAAATATCTACAAAATTATCTAATGAATCTAATAATCTAGTACGTTCTGAAGTTCTACCTGACTGGTTTAAAGAAGATGACGAACAACAAAATGAAGTACCTGCTATTATGGAAGAACCGCCAGAATTAAAAAGTTGGGAGGATTTCACAGAAACATATAAAGATGTAATGCTACCTTCAATTTTAAAAGCTATAAATACTGGTCGAAACGATGAAGAAATTTCAACTGTATTTAAAATTTCTATTCAAGATATAGCAAAATTACGCAAAAATGAAGAAGATAAAAAACGTTTAGAGGAAATAAAGAAAGAATACAGAAGAGACTAAAATACAATCATTTTGTACGCTTAAAGCAGACTATAAGGACGGCTACCTATATGCTAAGATTAAAATATAAACTATAGAAGTCTAGCATATAGGTATATAAATCTAATAGTCAGGAGGGACACTATGAGTGAACCACGCGGACAACAAATTATTCATTGTAAAAAATGTGGTAGTAACAAAGTCACATTAACAGGAAAATGGACGGTTGCTGCTACTGCTTTTCTTACTGGATGTGTACTATGCTTATTTATCATTACAATTCCAATTGCAATTTTGTGCTGGATTGTTGCAATTATTTTTATGTTCGTTCCTTTTAGATCAGCAAAATGCCAGGAATGTAAGCATAACCAAAAAGTTGATAAAGAAAAGTTTGATGAATTAAAGGCGTACTTACGCAGTTAAGAGGTCACGATATCATTCTGAATAAATTTATCTTTTGGGATTTTCATAGGGTGTTGTACAGAATAATTAGATGGACTATACTAAAAGAGCAGATCGCAGTATAGTTGTGTCCATATTACTCGTACAGTTTGCTACCAACATTCTGTACAACCATCTTTATGTAGGTTGCGCCAATACGACCTATATAAACTCGTAGTACGCCAATACTACAAAGACCCTATTGTTTCTACCAACAGTAGGGTTTTATTTCGTTCCTGTTGTTAACTATATGCAACCTTTTAGCAAGATTTTGGGTACGTGCGTCGAATAGTACTGGTGAGGTGGTGGTGTCGTGGTGAAAGAATGGTATTCAATCCAGGAAGCAGCTGATAAGTTAAGGATTAGTCATACCTCTGTTTCAAGGTATATACAAACTTATACAGAGTTTTTCAAAACACGATCGGTGGGACGAAAAAAACTGATATCTAATGAAGGACTTCCGCTATTAGTGAAGATTAAGGAATTATATGCAGATGGAATACAGAAAGCGGAAATATTAGATCAGTTACAAGGAAGCATCCCTGTATATCATGAAAATATTGATGTTGAAGAAGTGGTGAATGATGCCAATATAGCTATGATAGAACCATTATTAAAGAATTTAGAAACAATGGTACAACAGCAAAACAAACTATATGAGCAAAATTCCTTGTTAGTTGAACAAGTACAAAAGGCTGACCAGCGAACGGAAATACTGCACGAACAATTGCAAAAATCAGATAAACGGAACCAAGAATTACAGGATCAATTAACAACTTTAACTGATAAAATGAGCCGGTTTTTAGAGACACAGGAAGCAGCTGCTACAACAGATAAACAGCCCTGGTACAAGAGGATACTTAAATAAGGAGCAGCAGGAATCCCCTAGGGACGTCTTGTTGTTTTTCTTTCACCAATAGTGGTACACGATATTTATAAAGAATGGAGAGGGATATTTTGACCTGGGAAGAGGCTATAAACGAATATCTGTTATATATGCAAGGAAACGGGCGTAAACTTTCTACCATGCGCCGTTATCGTTATGACTTGGTACAATTAGCTATATGGATTGAAAACAGTGAGGATGCATTGAATTTGCCGTTTTATCGCGACATAACAACGGAGCAATTTAAGAATTACTACAAAGTAGCAAAGCACATGCAGAATCGCTCTGCTGCTTCACTAAAACGAATAATGAGTGTGATTATTAACTTTTTAGATTATCATAGTGTATTTTTAGATTCTGTAGATCGTGGCCGAGAAATTTTACTGAAGTTAGATAACTTTGCTCCGGATAATGAAATTGAAAAATTACTATGCACTATGAATAGTTTTGAAGGCTTAACCAATTATCAGGTATCAGGACGGAAATTTATTATAAACAGAAATCTATTCCTGGTCCGCTTAATGATTTGCTACGGTTTTTCTATTCATGACCTCACCACATTAACCATGCAAGATATTAATTTTGGACAAGGGACATTAATGCCTGTATCTGCAGGTGGAATTAAAAGAGCGATTCCTTTAAATAATACAGATCGTCATTTACTCGTTGCTACCTACAAGGACATACCGGAATCCGTGCGACCTCGCCAAAATACAAATGATCCATTTTTCGTAACATTCCACCATGCAACAAGTACGTTTCAGTGGGATTACAGTACGGAATCTCCAAAAAAACTAACGAAAATCGCCATTCAACGTATGCTCCAGAAAGAGATTAAACGCGCAGGTATTCACCACCTCTCCCCCACCACACTACGTAACCGGCACATATTAGATTCGTTACGTGATGGAGTTAACTTTGCAGAGATAAAAGTCCTCCTTGGTATGAAAAGCATTGAAGCCATGCACCGATATATTGTTTTTTGGCGTTCATTCACTGCTGTTAGTGGATATAAGAAGTTGTGGAGAAGTTAAAATGATAAAAAAGCATCGCTATAAGATGCTTTTTTATTTTACAGCGCATAAGTAGGGTTTAAGTAGGGTTAATTTTATTTTATTCTTGCATTCACGGTTAATTATGGTAAAATTACCTTATAAGTGGTGTTAAAACCCTACTTATTAATTTAGGAGGATGAAAAATGAGTGTATTGAACGTCTTGAACATTTCAAGATTTAATGCTGATTTCGGAAATAGTAATAACAATTTTATGGTGAATGGTTACTATTTTGAGATGCCAACAAACGTTGCACCTATCAGCAAACAAAAAGCAGAAACGTACTTTGTAGACTCTATTAGTGAACCAAAAGACCTTTTGAAGAAAATGCTAATTTCTACAACAATTGATGGAGAAGAACAGTATTTCCTAGTAGGAGAAGTAGCAGTTCCAAAAACATTATCAAACGTACATGTGAAACGTATGCATGACAAAATTAAAAGTCCAATCCCTTATGTATCATTTTTAAGTGCTGTGGCTTATTATCATGCGCTAAAAGGGGAAAAGGACAGTAATGAGATTGAAATTGATTATATGAGCATGATGCTTCCGATTTGGCTGGTAAAACGAGAGCTCAAATTCAGTGTTGCACAAAACAAAATGTCTGATCGTTTCTTAAAAGAGCACATTGTAACAGTGCATACACCAGGAATGGAACGTACATTAAAAATTAATGTGAAACAAGCGAAATGCAGAATTGAATCTGAAATCGCTCGTCATTCTATTAAATATAGAATGGTTAAAAAGGACGATAATGCAAAAGCGATTTCTATTGAAAAACGTAAATCTGCAGCACAATTCGAAAACTCTAAAGTGGTTTTAATTGATATCGGTGGCGGTTCAACGGATGCAGTATGTTTAGGTGTTGGATTAACAACTCCTACAAGCCGCGACTCATTCAAAGTAATTGATATTAATCCTTATTTAGGATATATAGAAGAGTTTCGTGCAGAGAAATTATTAGAAGAATTTAGAAGCCTACGCTCGTTTGAAAACTTCATTGTGAAGAATTATAGCAAACAGACATATAAGTTAAAAAACGAAAACACTGGTATAGAAATTGATTTAACGGATAAAGTTACAGAAATGCTAAGTGAGTATGCAGGATTACTTGTACCTCAAGTGTTAAATGAATTTATTCCAGCCTCCAGCGATGAAGTGTTGAAATTCGTTTACTTTGGTGGAGAAGCTCCAATTTTAGAGCCATACATCAAAGAGAACCTGTTAAAACATATGAATGAAGAAGCTGCAAACAACAATCATTTCTTCTTGGATGACATTATTGAAGACAAAGATAATGAAGTGTTTGCTCCAACAGCCCGTACAATTAATTTAAATGCCTTGGAGTTACGTAGTATCGATGAAACAAAAAAAGTAGAAGCATAAGGTGTGTTTCAGATGGAAAAACGCAAAAAGATGCAGTTAATCTGCAAGAATATGCCCGACGATGTTTATGAGATTTTGGATGAAAAGTCTTCCAAACGGAATTTAACTGAATATGTGGTTGATTTAGTCCAGAATCAAAACAGAGATCAGCAACTTATCCGTATGCTAATGGACAAGTTAAACAGTATAGAATCTACCCTAGTGGAAATGAAGAATGGTTCTATTTTTGTGAAACCAGAAGCAAGAAAACAAGGAAAAACCAAAATTAATGAACCCGTTTTATCAGAAGGAACAATCGTAGATGCCGAGGTAATTGAAGGTGGAATTGATGAATCTGATAAAGAAGAAGTAGATTTCTAATTAAATAAAAAGGGAAAGCTCTTCCCAGCTTGGCGGCATCGAAAGAGCTTTCCCTACACATTATCTATGAACTGGAAGGATGATTTAGAATGGCAAACACCCTATATAAAATCACAAATAATGAGGTTATTGTACCACAACGTAAAGATAAAAGTGAATTTTTCGGAATGTTACGTCTTTATATTTCTGAAAAATACAATGCTGTTAACGAATGGTTCGGTGTAGACGGATCTGTTTCAGATCGCCTATGGTTTTATGGAACTATTTCCTTCGCTATTTTCCTAGTAACGTTCACTTATCTTGTATCTGGCCTCGTATTCGGCTTTTAAGGCGAGGTATAGAACATGATAAACCATAAAGAACTTATGCAAGAAGCGTGGTATATGGCAAAAAGCGGTGCTGTTCGTTTTGGTGGAAAAGCTAAAGAATATCTATCTGCTTCTCTAAAAATCGTTTGGGAGCAGGTTCGTAAAGTGATGAAATTAAATTCAGAATTAGCAGCAATGGAACAAATGTTAGATTCCTTGCAGTCTACTAAAAGGGAGTATGCAGCATATGTACATAATGTGCTGCTTCCTTTTGCAAAAGATGGCCAACCTATTACTAAAAAACTTATGAGTACGATCTATAGCGTAATCGGATTTAAAAACAGTATCGATTCCGGTACTAAATCAATCATCCGATATACGAAGCGTTACTCTTTACAATCCTACTATTTATTTGCTGATATTAAGCTGCTACGAAATACTAAAAAGGCAACAAAATACGTAGTAGAAGTAAAAAATACTGCAGTTGCAGTACATTGGATTCCTAAAAGTATATTAGGAGAAAATAAAGAATTGCCTAGTTGGTTTATTAAGGAAAAAAAGTTATTCTTAGTATAATAGCGACTTAAAATCTATATTCAAAGGGGAGAATGAATAACGATGTTAAGAGTACAAGACTTAAACAATGAAATGCAGCAAGCTATAAACGATAGAGACATAATTGAGAAGTTTATTTCTGTTCAAGGTGAGAACTTACCCGATGTAGTAAGAGATACTTTACAAAAAAGAATCAAGCACTTGAATAGTTTAATCTCAGATTGCAAATTAAGAATAAACGTTCATAACTGAACTTTGTACTAACAGTTTTGACAGCACGAATAGCCCAGCGATGGCTCTGATTTTAAAATCGTTTTCGCTGGACAATAACATCCAAACTCCGGATTATTATGTACAGATGCTTATAACTCAAATACCAAATTTAAGATAGATGAATTTACAGATTTGAAATAGAATAGATTTAAACAATTACATTAGATTGGTTGTAAAGGAAGTGTACAAAATGTCAGGAAATCAATTAAGGAAAAATGGTGCAGGAGCAGTTATTCATGATGATATAAACAATCATGCTTTTTTAAATATCCCTATGGTGATAGATGAACAGCATGGAATAGTGTATGAGGTTTTAAGCGCGGGCTTCCATTCTGGAGATGCGTTAGCAATGGTTACAACGGATGGTTTTACCACAACAAGGGTAAATATCCCTATTATCACAATTAAAAATGATGATAACACTGTCCAAGCATACCGACTACCTTTAGAGTTAGAAGAATGGGTTCTGGCTTGTATGCAAGCAGCTTCTGCAGGGAAAAACCTGTTCCCAAGCAAGGTTGCTTTTGGAATAATTGAGAATAAATTTTATGTAGAATTCAAATAAAAAAGGAGCAACTATTTTGCTCCTTTTTCTTCATACGGTCGATACTTGCCCTTCTGTTAAATAATTGTTAGGGATAATTTGTTATTCCGTCCTAACACAATAAAATGCATATAATTCCTTAACTTATTTTTATTAGGACGGCCTAACAAGAATAAAGCAATACAAGCCGCCTAGAAGACGGCTCGTATTTTTATAGAGTAGACTACTCTTTTGTATAGTAATATTTAAGTCCCTTAGCATCCAACCATTTAGTTGCTTTATCTAATTCATTACCCTGACGGAAATCTGTTTCAAAATAAACAAGCCCCTGACGATCTCCACGAGAAACAATTTTAGAAGTGTATCCAAGCGTATCCATCATTTGAACCATTTCAGGAATTAAATTTACACCAAATTCATAAGTAATGACTTTATTATGTTTGTTCACGATAATCTCCACTCCTTCTTGTTTTTCTTCCTGTTTGATTACTTTATTTGTAAACCAAAATAATGATTTATTGCCAATCAATTTGTTCAAATCACACTTTCCGATGCCTGGTACATTTCCTGTCTCGGTGTATTGCCAAATATCACAAGGATACGCTGGTTGACTACCACCATAACGCGGAATCCATACAAAATCGGCATTTACTTTATCTGCTTGAAACTCTTTATATGTGTGATGTCCAACGTACAGTCCAACTTTTTTAGCGCCTAACTTCCGTAATTCATCAATGAAAGCCAATGTTCCCGCTAACATATTATCCATCGTTTTTACTTCTACATCAGCTACCCAAAATAAAGCATCTTTATCCCCACGATTCCAAAAATCACGTGCTTCAACCCTTGCATCATTTTCAGAAACAAAACGACAAAAAGCGTAATTTCCGAAAGGTACACCATGTGCTTTCATACTTTGAGTGTGACGTTTATGCCATTGATCTATAACTCTTGAACCATCTTGAACACGTGAAATAACTAAATCTAATAGTGGTGCTGCTACATCCCAATCAATATCACCGTTCCATTTCGATGTATCTACAATGTATCCCATAATAGTTACCTCTTTCATTTTTATTTGTATAAAAAGAGCGACGTTTTAAACACCGCTCGTAGGCTCGTACAACGCTTTTACTTATCTTGTCTCCCTTTTTTATCACCGAACCACTTTCCGCTCTCAGGATTCGAAATAACACCTAAAGCGATTAAAATTACTAGAATTATATCCACATACTCTTGATAACGCCCTGTATTGAAATGTGGAACAACATCCATTAAAACCATTCCTAGCAGCGCAAAGAGTGCCACCCATAAGCCACGGTTACTTAATTTCTGTTTCATTCGTATTTCCTCCCTTATCTTTCCTCGCATCAGATCTTTGGATTTTCGCTTGAATTTCGCTTGCTACACTTTCTAACAGCCAGGTAGGAATCCATTTATCCCAACCGACACGAACGCAGTTAGCTGTAAAACTATTGAAAATGTGATAGATCAAGCCGCCTGTAACCATGAAGAAAAAGAAATCAGGTAGCTTGAAAGCAATATCGAACATATGCGCTAGGCAAGGCAATAAAAAAAGCACCACAGTTCGTGCGATGCCTTCAATACCATATTGCGACGAGTATGTTCCATCTAATTTAGATGCCTTACTGCCAGTAATCCAATCTAATCCTACAACCATCATTAATATAAAAATCCAAATCAAATTTGTTTTTCCATAAACTAGACTTAAAAACGTCCCTATTCCACCACTTACAAATGAAGCAGCTTTAAAATTTGTCGAAGTGATGATATCACTAATATTTATACTTTTAATCAGCGCATATATTCTGTCCATCTTTCACCCCCTTTCCAGCAAAATAAAAAAGACCAGCTATTGCTGCTCCTGCTCTGTTTGTGTGTTATTTTCATTAGTTGGTGTTGGCGGTTCTTGTGGAGGATATTCACCTGTAAGTTTAAAATAATCATTTGCACAAATGCGCCTTTTAGCAACTCCTAAGTTCAATTCATATAATTTGGCTCCACAACCACATAACTCACATTTCGTTAAAACCCTAAAACCAATAGTTCCATCAGACATTTCCCTCCACACCTCAACTTTACTCGTATCATTGGAAACCCCTGCATTATCTAACATGTCAGCAGGTACTTGTATAAAGACTCCTGTTTCCGTTCGTTTTACGTCTACTATTCTTCCCATATAAGGAAGCGTTTCGCCTTCCTGAAAAGGCATCATATAATTAATATCCATGTCCAATCCTTCCTCTCTATCCAAGTGCGTTAAATTTCCAACCACTTGGCGTACTCACATAAAAACCCGCTCCAGCATTACCGTCTGTAAAACGAATATGCCCCCATTGTTGGAATCCACCGCCACCTAAGTTAATTCCCTGCATTGCTCGTATATTCCTAAAGATTTTAACTTCTTTTTCAGTACTTAGATCAAACGTTTGTCCGTCTGGTGCTGGGGTTATATTATTATTCACACCACCTACAGCAAGTGCGTTAAACGGCTGAATGCCATCTGCTCTTTCTGCCGCAGCACGGTCCCAATTATACATAGATGCATATTTGCCACTGTATAGCGTTACACCACTTACACAAATCGCTGTCCCTTGTCTCATGTCAGCATTTCCAGAACAAACCTTAATAATCAATGCGTGCTGTTGCGGAATATAGTTTGTTGGCACTTTGAAAGTGAAAGAGTATCTTCTGATTTCTCCATAAAATGTAGATGGCTCAGGGAAGTCCATCTTTTGTTCACTCCATATATCGTAACTTACGTTGTCTCGGAATTTAACGCAGCATACGTGTATTCTCGGTTTTCCTGTCTTACGCACGCCATTTATCATGGCAGTCCTAAAGTGAGCAGACGCTGTATATTCGTTACCAGGATGTATACCGTTATTCACGATTGCTTCCGGATAGTTATACATATCTACCCTTGCAGCATTCACCATCTGCTCGTAATCGAATATATGTGTATTCTTTTCTATTACGACATTTCCCCATGACTTCCAAGTAAGGCCATATCCACCTTCAAATCCATAATAATCGTTATGTCCAATGTTTTTCTTTGTAACACTAGAAAAGTCGGGATCTGCTATTAGGTTTCGTCTTGATACCGCAGTTGTTTTTGTGCCCCATTCGTCTTGGAATAGGAAGTCTAGCATTTTAACAGTTACACCGTCTTTATCAATGGTAATTTTATCACCATTGACGTTAATAACATTCGTATCAATACCTTTTGCCGTCAACCATTTCACCATTGTATCTGCATTAATGGCTACCTTTGAAACATCAATTTCTAATTTTTCCGATGAAAAGTTAATAGCTGCGATGATATTCCCTTTTTTAACTTCTGCAAGGATTCCTTCATCAAGAACTTTAAGTTTAGAACCCGTTTCTTTTACATAAGCGGCGTAAGTCTCATTAATAAATTTTTCTTGTTTCTTCGATGTTATTTCGACGCCTTCTTCAGTAGCACTAATACTTCTTTCTAATTCGGTTACTTTTTTATCGTAATCTTTAGTTGCTATCTTATCGGCCAATTCTTCCATGATTTTATCTTTATCTACAATATCAACAGGGTTCTCCATAAACGAAGAAGGTTTATCCCCAATTTGTAGCATGGGTTGCGCCATCCATAGACGACCATTTTTACGAACCCAAAACATCACTTTAACTTTTTTTGTACCTTCGATTAATAACCCTGCCACATGTGTACGAATCCATGTTCCTTGTGAAATAGTTATTTCTTGCAAGTAACTTTTAATCATTTTATTGTTTACATCGTAACATTGGAGCTCGATAGCAGCTCCGGCATCTATACTAGCTTTGTTATCTGTATAAAAGTAAGCAGAGAAAACATAATTCCATCCAGGCCCAGCATTTATATACTCGTGCGATGCTCCTTTATACAAATTGCTCGCATTACCTGTAGTAATAACACTAAGTGAATTGCATCCCTTATAAGTGACTTGTGTATCTCTTGTTGTGCCTGATTGAAGAACCCAATATTTTGTGTCATTCTTCCAAAGAACATTCCGTAACACAGTTTGATTACCGATTCCACCAACATAATCTTCAACATCTTTTATTTCAACTTTTCCTTCCAAAGCGTTTGCAGTAGTCTCCCAACCTGATTTAGCCTCTTGCAACTGCGTACCTTGTTTGGTTTGTATTTCTTTTAAACTAGTAACATTTTCTTTAATACCGTCCGCTGTTTTCTCTACAGTAGTAACACGCTGGCTAAAATCGACTTGTGTTTTTTCTACCGTTTTAATACTTTCTTTAATACCATTCACACTTTTTTCAATCTCGGTTGTTTTTTTAGTGAATTCATCTGTAGAGACATTCTCTTCAAGTGCCGGCTGCCATTCGGTAGCAATGTTACCTATTTCAATTTGAACATTCTTAATATATCTTTCCCCTTCGTTTCCAGTGTGTCCATATATATATAAGTGAGTGACTTTAGAAACATCATACTTATCATGGAGTTTTAAAGTTTGCGAGTATCTAACCCACTGCTTCACCTTATCTACACCTATTGAAAATTGGCCACTATGAAACGTTTGATTTGTATTCCCTTCAATGAAATGGTATGGACCACCAGAAATATTATTTGATCCACTTTCTGTCCAAATATCCATACTAATAGTAACTTCTTTTCCTGCGATGTCTCCGTTTTTAAAATCATCTATAATGATTTGATTCAGCCCCAACCATCGACCAGGAAGCCCAATAATGCTATTCTTACTTATCATAGCTAGTACGGGATATCCGAATTTTTTTACATCTACGTGAGCATGATAACCCTTTTCAGGTTGTTGAACACCACCGTTAAATTCCCCTTGCCAGTCCGAAAGTTGTAACGTTCCGTTTAAAGTGTTGTCCCAACCCCTTTTTTCGTTAGTGATATACCTTTTAAAATCTGTATTAAGTAGGAAGTTACGACCGCCAGGTTTTAAGTTATTAACTTTCCCTGTCACTTCTGTTAACTTCTCACTTATCTTACCTGCTTGCTGCGTTATTTCAGTTGTGACTTTGATAAAATCGTTACTATCTGCCTGGTCTTCAGGTGCAGGTCTCCACGGATAAACCTTTTTAGTTAGGGATAGCATAGGTGAAGTTTGTTGGTATAAAGCACCTTTAGGCATTGATTCAGCTTCGAATCTATATACAACATTTGGATCAGTGGCATCAGATCCGACTGGAATTGTTACTGAAACCCTTTTCCATTCTCCATTAACTGTTGTTTTACCAGCACTGTTAGGAAAAAATACTTGTGTAGATTCCCCGCCTATCATTCTAGCTACTACAGAAAATGTTACAGTGTCGCCAACTTTTATTTTCCCACGCTTAATTAATTCACTGGGTTTAACGGCGATACCTTGCCATTCTGTATCTGTTTGCGCAATAGCATTCCCATTGTATGTGTCCTTAATAACAGCTAGGCGAGCACCTTTTAAAGATAATTCTTCGTTAGCTGTTAACGTCTTGGTTCCTCTTACAAGGTTAATAACATCACCATCAAGGCTATTTACATCCTTTTCGATTCGTTCAATGATTTGCTTTGTTCCATTTGCATCTTGTTCCACTTGATTTAACCTTTGGATTGTTTGCGATGACGTTTTGTTGATTTGCTCGATTGAACTGGATATACCGTTAATATTTTGTTCTGTCTTTACTACGCGATCAGTAATCCCACTTTGATCTTTTTGGATATCAGATACAGTATTTTTTAATCCTTCGACACCTTTTGAAGTTTCAACAATCGTTCGACCCATACTTTCTTGAGTACCTTGTAAACTTTTGATTGTCTCTTTTGTTCCCTTGTCACTTTCTTCAAGCGTCTTAGTTACCTGACTGACTCTTTCTTGTTCTCCTTTAACAGCAGCGAAGTCTTTTTGTAGATTATCCGCTTTCGTTTCAGCTTCTTTAACCCTAGCATCTAACTTTTCCGCACTAGCATTAATCTCTTTTGTCACCTGCTCCAGTGTATCTTTTTTAATTGATTCCACATCAGGAATAAGGAGCTCCCAACCTTTACCGTTCCATACTTTTAAAATACCAGGCTTACCATTACTAATATCTCTCCATATTGTTTTACCAATTTGAAGATTCTCTGTAGGTGGTTGCTTAGATTCAATGATATTAACGGTATTATTCTTCAAATTTTCTTGAACTTTTTCTGCTAACTCTTTAACGGCTTTAGACTCTTCTCGTATGGTTTCAATTGTTTTTCCGTTCTCTTCTACCAATTTTTCTAGCTGATCCAACAATTCTTTGTTTGCCTTACCAGTTAATTGCCCAAGAAGCCTATTGTATAATTTTCTCATTTCTTCGTTCGGATCTGTAATTTCTCTATAATTACCAAACAGATATTTTTCTGCAGTAGGATCTTTAAAAGACTCGTCCCCAGCAATTACCCTTGCTTCCAAATAAAGCTTAGGTTTGAACCCTGGATCTTTAATAATTATCGTATCCCCTTCACCTACTTGCTCATGCTCAAATCCTTTTACACGCTCTAAGTTTTGTGCATCTACTTCGTATGAAACAGAAGCAGCTTTTCTTTTTTTTATTTCCATTTCCATTAAAGTAAGCAAACGTTGTTGTGTCATATTCTGGTTATCTGTTTCGGGTGTGTAAAATCCGAACCTGTGAAACCCTTTTACATTCCAACGCTGAAAGGCTTCGTTATCTACAATATAAGGAAGGCCGTTATTTATACTTTCGATGGTAATTATACTGTCACCCTCACCCCTTACAAAACCTACAAGAGCTGTACATATATTTCGGGTATTTTCAATTCGTCTAACATTAATTAAGTCTTTTCCCAGGTTAATTTCTTTCCCAGTATACCGTCCACGTTTTACTATCATATCGACATACCAATTGACAATTTTATTAGCAAAAACTTCTACACGGTACTGTATTTCTAAATTAAATAAAGAAGCTATTTTCCCTAAAAAGGTAAGTGGATCAATGAATTCATCGATAGTCATTGTATGGAATCCTGCATAATCGGTTTTTCCTAGTTTCCACTTCATACCTATAAGAGCCATATCTATAAATTCATTAACTGTTTTACCTTCAATACGCTGCGGCCGTATAATTCCTGATTGAGCAATTTCTACCCATACAGCAGATGAAAAGACTTCTATAAATCTTCCATCTTTCGTTTGAATGGCTTCCTCTATAACATACGGAATAAAACGACCGTCTCTAGTTTGTCTTAAAATTAAATTCTGCTGAATTAGGGCATCTGCATTTGGGTTGTCTATTAATACTTTAAATGTCAGGGTATCAATGTTACTTTTTAATTCCCAATGTCTTAAATCATCGTAATAATCTTTTGGTTGCAGAACTGCAATGATCTTTTCTGTTTTAAAATCCACGATATGAAATAGTCCACTGACTTTTTTCATTTAAACCGCTCCCTATAACTAATTGTTGCATCTAATTCCGTTGGTCTAATATCAATCCGATTTTCTCCTCGAACTATCAACGGAAACTCAGAAACTACTTCTTTTAAATCAATAGCATTTTTACCATTGATTGTTACATGTCCATACTCTGAATCAATAACCACTTTATCTCCTGTGTCGAAAATGTACGGCACAGCATTAGTGTCAATATTGTTTAACTTCCAAATTTTAAGGTCGTCAATTTGCATAGTATAAACCGGCGTATTTCTATCCCAACGACAAATTGCAATCATGACCTGTGCAACTTTTCTTGCTGTCATGGGATTGGGATTAGTCTCAGAATCCGTCCAACGCTCTACTAAAGATGCATCATCAATCTCTGTACCGTCCCTAAAACGTGCTACATAAACGGACCATTCTCTGCCTCTCCTAGCAATACGAAGTCGGCCATAAAATTGATTAAATGTATTAGGATGCGCACCACTCGTCTCGACTAATAGACGTCTACTTCCAGGTACTGCATTATCACCAAGCGTCATATGCGCCTTAGTAATTTCAGCATCCCAATATAAATCGCTCATATTAATCTGCGCCACCATATTACTCGTTTCATCGAGAAGAATGATTTCTACACGTCCCATTTGATCTGCATTTCTAGATTGTAGATGCACCCAGGCCTCTAACTCAAAATCTTGCAGTGGACCACCAGGAATATTTTTTTTGGCAAGGCCGCCATGAAAACCCGCTGTGCCTTCTTCTCCATAGTAAGGACAATACAATGCTGTCCCGTCTTTTACTTTTAATTCTCCTGTACCTTTCATATCATCAAATACACCCTTAACAGGTGTCCAACCAATAACATTAGACATATCGTCCCACATAACACGTTCCCTTTGTTGAGCTGGTTTTTGCATTATAGTTAGAGGATGTCCAAGTCTAAAATAGTCACGATTTTCTGGATATTCTCCAAAGAATACATCTAAAAATGTAGCAGGTTGTTTAACATTTATTTCAATAAGAGGCGGGGTTTCCTCAGTGCCGGTATTTTCGAAATAAGATGTTAATTCTGTAGCCTCTTCACGAACAAATTTATGTTTATTTACCTTGCCTAATTTATAGGGCATCGTTGCAACGAATGTAACAATCCCTTTACCTCTATTCACTAGCTCTTCTGGATCAAAAGATCCATCTACAACAGCTAAATAAGTACGATCCGGTTCATCGTCAAAAATCAGTTCGCATTCTTGTTTAGTCACTAACCAATCAGCTAAATCCTCTTTAACTTTCTGTAAATCTCCAATATCTGCTCCCTTAACAATAAGAGGCACGTCAATTCGACGCGCCTCAATCTCAGTATTTAATAATTTTGCTCCAGGACTCCCCGGAATGTTTAGGAAATTCCTCTTAATAGGTGCCCATGCCGGACGTTTACGACCAATGGGCATTATAATGTAATTCCTTCTTTGATTGTTAAAGGTGAAACTTTGATATTCATTCATATTCTCACCCCTTAAAACGGCTTCTTTGTTCTTTTTCTCGCTCTTGAATTTCAGTAGTATATGGAGCTGTTATTTTTGCAACTTCTTTACCATCCATTAAAGATGTAAGATTAACTGTCAAATTAATCTCTCTATCATTAGAAGCAGTAGGTTGCGCTGCTGTGATTATTTGATTTAAGTTAGGCATATCTGCGGATAAAGCGGGAACTTTGTTATCTAACTTATATAAAAACTTATCGGAAAGATTCATTTGTGCCTTATTCAATGTCTTTTTTATATTTTCTGTAGCAACATCTAAATTGATATCACCACTAAGATTCTGATCCAAAATATCTTTTACATTATCCATTGCGTTGGTAAGCTTATTTTCAAACGTTTGAAAATGCGTCATAACTTTATCAGTCATACTGGATACATTATTTACAAAAGGTGCAGCAAAGGCGGTTCCATCAGCATCATCTGTAAAGCGATCTAACATAGAAAATGCAGATTGAGCTAGATTACGTGATGCAGTTACAACAGTTCTTGTGGACTCTCCAATACCTGCTGCAAATCCTGTACCAAAATGAAAACCTATCTCACGTTTAACCTTACGAGATGGAGAACGTACTTCTAACCATCTTCTCGCTGCCTCAAAAGCAGTTGAAGCTAGAGCTTCTCCGGCGCTTTGTGCCAGACTTTTACCATTACGGATACCACTAGAAAAACCAGATGCAAAATGAGAACCTAGACTTTCTGTATCAGAGCTTTTTAACCCTCGTTCCCCTGCTGATGCAACATCACTACCTGCGTTTTGTGCTGTATCACGTGTAGACCTTAAACCACCAGCAAAACCATTACCACCTTTTAAACCTAATGGATCTCCATTAATAGTACCGAAACCTTGCTCAGCTGCTCCAGCATTGCCTTGTGCAGTATTTTTAGCAGATTCCTTTTGAGAATGAATACCAGATGCAAAATCAACGCCGCCTTTATTTCCTGAAGGCTGACCATTAATAGTATTAAAACCTTCGTGAGCAGCAGCAACGCTATCTAAAGCACTACCTTTAATGAATCCCCGTTTAGACATAATGCCGTCGCCTAATTCTTGCCCAGCTTTATTTCCTCCACCACTATCGGTAGTACCGCCTAAGATAGACTCAACGGCGTTCTTTTTATTAGTAGCGGCTATTTCAGGAGAAGTATTACCAGAAATCCCGTTAGCTTGCGTTTGGCTTGTATCTGATCCGACCTGAGTCAAATCTAATTTAGCTCCACCTTTAATTAACTCTGCAATAGCTTTCACTGCAATTTCAGCATTAATAGAACCATTTTGCAATCCCTCTACTAATGTAGCAACTGTAAATTGCCCTTCTTCACCCAAATCAATTTTAGAATTATTTTTTATATCTAATCCTATAAGTTGGGCCGCTTCTGGAATAGCGATTGCTCCAATCTTCATCCCATTAATTAAAGTTTGAACATTATTAATGCCTTCCTCTGAATTATCAACTTTCATACCAGCTTTTACTTGGTCATGGAAATATTGAAATACTGTATCAAAACTTAATGTTCCTTGTTGTAATCCTGTAATCCATGTATCAACAGTCATTTTCCCGTATATCCCTAAATCAATAACTGTGTCACCTTGTAATTTACTTCCTAAGAATTCACGTACTTCTGCAGTATCTTTACTCTTAATACCATCAATCCATTTTTTCATTGAATCAATACCACTTTGAGAAAGATCAACCTTATATACTTCTTTTAACTTGTTAGCATTCGCCGTAGCAATTTGTTCAGCATCAATTTCGCCCTTTTTAATTTTTTCTAAGAACGTTTCAATTGTGTACTGCCCTGCAGGACCTAAGTCCACTTTAAGTTTGCCGTCAATGTTTCTTGCTATATTTTCTGCTAGTACACGTGAAGAATCATTTCCCTTTTGCAATTCTTGGATGTACATGCCTAAGCTTTCAATTTTAGCACTTGTATATTTAGCTTCATATTGAAGGGATTTATCCTGGTATGCTTTCTCTGATTTTTCCGTTTCATCCAAGTAACGTTTGAATACCTCAGAAGCATCTTCACCACGTTCCAAGGCTACTTTGATTTTTTCTAACCAGCCTTTATCTTCTATTTCAATCATTTTTGCATTATGTGCTAAACGCTGCATGTCCTCTTGAGACATGTGACTTAAAAGAGCGTTATACCCTTCTAAACGTGTTTTTTGTAACTTGGCTGTATGTTGTTTCTCATATAACTCTATTGAATCTAATGCCGTTTTTCTTTTAGTAGGATCAAGAGTGGTATCTTTTTCAATAGACTCACGCCACTCTTTTGTTTTTTTCTTTAATCCATCAATACCGTCAGAAAATGCCTTATTAAAAGTTTCAAAATTCTTTTTAGCAGCTCCGTATGTTAATGTGCCACCTTCACCAATTTGTTGTGTAAGTTGGGCGATTTCCTTAGATTTTTGATAAAATACTTTTGTATTTTTATCCAATACAGTTAATGATTCATTAAATTTTTGCGCGAAATCACGCGGCATTTTAGATACATCACCATTAAATTTTTTAATACCTTCTTCTAAAATCTTACCTGCTTCAATCGCAACTTTCTTTTCTGCCTCTAATCCATCAATAACCGCTTTTTGGACCCTCTCTAGATTGTCTTTTGTACTTTCCGGAACAACCTGCATTAATTCTGCAAACATTTTATTAAAGCCATTCTTCTTACTCTCTAATTCCTGAACAACCTTATTAGTCATTTCTTTAAAGATTTCAATCGTTTGATTAGCGGCTTTTTGAGCTTCTTCTCCAGTTTGCGTTTTTAACAAGATCATATTATTGATAGCTTTATCTTTTAGATCTACATAAGCACCAGCAGCTTTACGAGTTCCTTCACTGACAACCCCACCAAATTTATCGTAATCCTCAGTGGTTTGTTTTACATCATTAGAAACTTTCATTACGGCAGCTCCTAGTAAACCTAATCCTAGAACTGCTCCTGTAATAGCCAATGCTATTGGATTTGCTATCAACGCTCCTAGCGCTAGTGATAGTACGCCTACTACACCTGCTACTCCCATTAATGCGACAACTAACAACCCTGTACCAGCAATTGTTTCTTGAGTAGACTTATCTAAATTATTGAACCAATCTACAAGCCCCTGGAATGCAGATACTATCATTCTAACTGTAGGTAATAACGCATCACCTATCGTTTTCTTTAATGTATCGTACGCACCAGACAGCTCCTCTATTTGCCCTTTAGTGGTCTCCATTTTTGTATTAGCAACATCTAACGCTGTTACTTTAGACATTTCACCATACATGTTTTTAATCCCGTCTGCGCCCTCTTTGTATAAGATATTCGCAGCACGGATAGCATCCGAACCAAATAACGTATACAGATACGACTGCCTTTGCTCCGCTGTAAGTCCTTCCATTGCCATTTGTACTACTTCTGCAATATCGGCCATTCCTTTTAAATTTCCGTTAGCATCAAAGAATGCATTGTGCATGATTCCTGTGCTAAATGTTAATTTTTTGAATGCCTCCTCTGCTTTGGATGATCCTACTTTAACTTTAGCTTGTTTAGCCGCATATTCTTCTAAAGAAACCATAATATCTTTATACGAATTAGAAGCAGGTTTAACACCTTTCTCACTTAAATATTGCATCGCTTTTCCTGTATCAAACGAGATCAATCCTAATTCACTAAACAACTCGTATGCTTCTTTAGATTTAGGTATCAAATTGGCCATCATCGTTTTTAATGACGTACCTGCATCCGATCCGCGAAGCCCGTTCTGGGCAAATAATGCTAACGCGGTACTTGTATCTTTGAAACTTAGCCCAACACCAGCTGCTACTGCCGAGACCATAGACAAGCCGTATTGCATTTCTTTAACGTTAGTTGCCGATGCATTCGCAGCACCGGCTAAAAGATTGGCAGCATCGGTTACAGATAAATTATCTGCTTTAAAGGCATTAAGAGCAGTAGAAGCAATTTGAGCAGCATCGCCTAAATCTAATTCACCTGCAGTTGCAAGGTTAAGTGCCCCCTCAAGACCACCATTTATAATATCGGTTAGTGATACACCTGCTTTAATTAATTCTTCAATACCTTTCCCTGCTTCAACGGACGAATACTTTGTATCTTCCCCATATTTAACTGCTAATTTAGAGAGTTCGTCCATTGTATCTGCTGTAGCACCTGATACGGCTTTGATATTTGCCATCTGTTGTTCGAAATTCATCGATTCTTCAACTGCTGATTTTAAGAACCTGCCTAATCCATATGTTGCAGTTCCAAACGTTGTAGTCATGGTCATGCCGAAGTTTTGCATTCTTTGGCCCATATTCTCCATACCGTTAGTGAAACGGCCTATCATACTGGTTTGTTGGTTTAACTGTGTTTGAGCATTTGTCATACTCTGATCTAATCTATTAATTTCAGTTGTCGTACGATGAATCTGTTCGGCATATCGTTGCGTTGATTGAGCATTTTCTCCTTCTGCAGAAGCAGCGGCTCGATGCTTTTCGCGTAATTGCTCTAATTTTATCCGGTACTGATCTGTTAAATTACGCATAATTTCCATTCTGCCGCGCAATTGTTCTGTACTATTAGAAAACCCACCCATACCCGTAGATGCTGATTGAAGTTGCGCCGTTAAAACGCGGATTTTACCATCTAATTCATTAAATGCAGAACCAGACTGCCGAGCTCTTTGGTCTGTAGCAGTAAGTGCTTGTTGAGTTTGCTGCAATTGTCTATTTAATGAATTGCCAGCCCCGCTTCCTCTTCCGGCAGCATCTATCCTTCTAAAAACACTCTCCGCAGTTGCCCCCACTCGATTAAGCTGCTCGATAATAGTCGCTGTATGTTGACTGGTTTTATTTGCTAAGGTCTGTAATGGATCTGTGGAACGCGCTACATTTTCTAAACGTTTCAAGCCATTCTCTACAAAGCGAAAAAAGGCTTCATAATCTCTTCTAGCTTGTGAAGAATCCGATTGAATCTGTATAGTTGTTTTTCCTACATTACTCAAATGATTTCCTCCTTCCCTCCAATATAAAAAGGCTAAAACCTAAGGCGATTCAGATTCGCCTTTCGGTTTTAGCCACCATTGCGTTTTATCGTATTGATTCTGTTGTTTTTGAACTTCAACATGTTCTAATTGGTGAAGTTCGGATTGTTCAATCGCTTCTTCAAGAGTAGGAGGAAGAATCGTATTTGTATTTTGTCCGTCACCGAACAGCTTATCTATTATTATTAAGAGCCCCTGTACCTGCCCATTTACGCTTTGAACATGTTTGCTATACCTTTCATATGCAAGCTGTTCACATTTACGCCTAAGCCATGATAAAGAGCGTTTCAAGACATATTCCTCATTGTATCCATAGTAAGAAGATACAAGTTCAACCTGCTCAATTAATGATTCTACGAATTCTGTCCAGGTTGATCCTGTATTTCTACTTGTTGCACTGGAAACATTTGATTTAGTAGCGTTGCGAAATCCGGAAGTTCCTTCTTGAACATCGTCTTCACTAGCTTCTGAATTTTTGAATAAAGCTTTCCCAGATCTGTGTTCTCCGCATATCCGATGAAAATATCTAAAGTTTCGTCAGGAGAAAATTTTAAAGCCTCCTGCGGTGTAATCCCTAATAAGATTGCTTGAATCGCTACAATCTTTTCATCTTCTAGTGAAGAAAGAATTGTAGCAGCCTTTGCCCAGGTACTTATATCGTTTTGGATCATTGTACTGCGGATATTCTCCCACATACTAAACCCTTCTACTCCGATATACGTAACAAGCTTAATAATTTTACCCGTAGTTAGTTTAGGCAATTTCATCTTTTGACCACTATCTAAAGTGATTTCTCCGATATGGTTTTCAAGATCGATACCTTCTAAAATACTTTTCATATCTTTCATTTGTTCTTCCTCCTAATCTATTTCATAAGCTATTAAATTACTTGTTCAATTTCGTAGAATACATTTTCAGTCGTTGGTACACCACTTTCGGCAAAAGCCTTAAATGCAAGAGGAATAGCATATTTTTCTTTTCCTTTTGTAATTTCTTTAGACTCACCAGAAACTTTAACACGACGGAAAACAGCGACTGCTAAGGCTCCTGTTTTTTCATTTCGTGTAATTAGAGCGGCAGAGAATAAGGGTGCCTCTGAGACTGTACCAAACCCGATATATTTCGTTCCTAACGCTGTAATAGGTGTTACATCTGTTTCTGCACTAGCAGCAGTAGAAATCCCTGTATCAATTGTTACAGATGCACCATTAACTGCAACAATCTTTTTAGTTTCTGTACCAATACGTAAATACCCACCTACTTTAAAATCTTGTCCTGCAGCTTCATCCAAAGTAATAATAGTAGCCCCAATCCCTAAATCTCCTTTTGTCTTAGCAGGAGTACCATACTTAGGAGCGCTTTGAAGAATTTGGCCACCAATTAAAGCAAGTTGTCTATTTTCAATTGTATACTCCATTAATTGTGTAGCTAAATCATGTGTCCACTTCGTAATAGATGTTTCAACCGGTCCTTGGAACTGATCCACTTCAATCTCTTCTTCATCGTAGCTACGGCCAATCTTAATACCTTCTTTAGTAGCCCCTACATCTTTCCACCCTTCAGCTAAAACATACGTTGTAGGGTTAATGATTTCCTCAATTGTTGTAGGTAATTTTGTACCATATGCTGCCGTAACTAATCGACCTGCACCACCGATAATATTATTTGGATTAACTGTAAATAAATCTGCCATTATTTTGTTACCTCCTTAAAGTTCCATGTAGTTTCATGTAGAAGTAGTTCTGCTTCGTGTTCAGAAATGTCCTCTCCCACAATCAACTCCTTATTTTTATGAATAATTAAATCCTCACGTAATAGAAAAGAAGCAGCCCCATTCCCTTTTGCTGGTCCTTCGCAAAGTAGAATACGCTGCTTCTTTTTCGTTGTATTTGTTTTTTCTGAATCGCCTACTGTTTCATCAGTAACTGCCTTTCGCGTCATAATACCCCTTCTTTCTATGATCCTAAGTGTTCTAAGTTCATATAACACCAGGCTTCTTCTTTATTGGATTCTCTGTCAGTAAATGGTACAGGGTTACTTGTTCTTTCACACCAAATCACCTGTAAACCTTTTATATCAGAAATATACTTTTCTAATGTATTCATAGCTAATATGGCTAGATTCATCGCTACAATATCATCCTCTGATCTTGCAACCAACTGCAAACGAGTATATCCATTCCCACCTGCTGGACGTATGCAAACAGATGGATATTCAGCATCTTCAGGGAATCTATTGCCATAGCATAGAATGTTATGATCCATTAGCAATTGGCAAATAGGTGGTATGGGATTCACATAATTCATTTCTTATCACCTATTTTGTAATTATTTTTATAATTTCTTTTGAAGCAGCATCGTGCATATCAGGCTCTGCGTTATCCAAACCACGTGCGATAATGTTATATCTTCTTTCTACATGGTGTGCATAGTCTACTGCAGTTCCTGTTTCTAATTCCGTAGTATCACGTGTTTCTTTTAAAACATTCACTATATCACCATCAGAGGGCGATATTTTCCCTCTACCCGTTTTATTAACAGCAGGAAAGTCTGTTCTTTCACTAATAGAATTGATATACCTTGATGAATCAACGTGATCTTCATCTGCAGTTATTCTCTTCGCTTCATTTGCAAAAGGTTTCCTTGCTGCTTCCACCGCTGCTTTACGGGCTTGTTTCAACTGGGCTTCCATTATAGAAAGATTAAAAGAATTATGAACTTGAATTTTCATCACTTCTGCCTCACCTTCTCTAACTCCAATTCATAATGATGCAACCTTTTACGCCCATATATAGGTTTCTTTTCTGGAATGTCAAAAACACCAGACAATATTGTAATATCATCTAGTGTTTTAACATCCTTGACAAACTTTGCTTCTGCTACATCTGTAGAAGGAAGCGTAAATAAAATATTTTGTTCGATAGTATCAACGCTCTTATCCGTCTTTACTACTTTCTTTCGAATAGTATCAAAGAAACAAGGAACATCAGGTATTTCAACATCCTCGTATTTATTACGATTGTATTCATCTTTACCCACCAACACACCTTTTTTAATAAGTGTGCAGCGATGGATTAACATCCTCTTAAATACTCTGGTACTCATAATTAAATACTCCTTAAACGCAAATTCGCTGTTCCCTTATCTTTTTTCTCTTGAATCCATTTAGAAAGTAATTTAGATACATCTGGCTTAACAAACACCGCAACTTGACTGGAATTAGTAGCTGTTTTTTCAGCTTTTCTATCATAGGAATAATTCCCCATACGTTCTGACTGCATCGGCTCTATTGCATCTTCATCAGAGTTAACCAAGGCATAATACTGCGCTAACTTTAAACATGCAATTTCAACAACTTCTGGAACTGTAGGGAACTTCTCTTTATCTTCAAAGTTCACTAATGTTAAAGTGAAAATCTCATTTTGAGCTTCTACTATATCCATTAGCAGCAGGTTGGGATCACGCCCTTTAATATCATCAATACATGTATATTTAAGTAATCGTTCCGGAGTAATAATAGGCATATCTATCACCCCTGTTCTTGTTGTAGCTGTAGAATTAGCTCAATACGCTCTTTTTCATTCTTCGTTTCCTGAATAAAGTCCCCTGCTGTAAGAGCACGGATGATATCCTCTTGATCTGTTTTATGGAGTTTCTTTAACTCTGCTTCTGTATATTTTTCTCCAACAGAAAAGGAAGGCTTTTCTGTTACCTCACCTTCCCTCACTTCGAACATATGATTGTTACTTAGATAATTGTATACAGATTTATCTACGGATTGCTCTATACCATCTACAAAGTTATGGCCCATGACACTATAAGTCTTTCCGCCTACTAATTTAGCAAAATACAAGATTAATCACCTCATTCTTTTACATTGATGATTTTTGCTACTGCATCCTCTTCTTCAAACTTAGTATCTACTTTCGCCGTTAATACAATGATAAATTTACGTCCACGGATATCTTTATCCACTTCAATACTGATTTGACGACTCATACCAAGTAAAATATTTTTCGGATGAGTTAGAATGATATCCGACACTACCTTTTCCTCACTAGTATACGGTTGCATCATTGCAATACCTTTAACTGGTACACCATATGCAGAAGGTAATCCACCATTAATAGCTGCATCACCTAAAGCAGTCTGACGATTTGACATACTATCTAGATATTCAACCTCAATACCTTGTGATGTATAGAATCTCCAATCATTTTTATTACGAATATATTTTGCTGGTAATGCTTTGTATCCAGCTTTAAATACTTCTTTAGCAAAAGCACCACCGTTATGATCTACAATATGAGATTTAGATTGCTTACGCAGACCGTTTAATAAAGATAAGTATGGATCAGTTGAACCTGTGTCACCATTAATAATTAGTTCCTCTAAATCAAGAGCAGCACGTTCTGCAATCATCTGCATGATTGTATCTTTTAATTTACCTTTTTCGATGTTATTTTCTAATGTATCGTATGTGATATTTATTTCAGCAATAACTTCTTTTGCTTCCAGCTTAACAGTACCTGTTGTTGGTACAGATAAATCTTTATCTGCTAACGGCGTTCCTTCTTCACCACGTCGTAAAATACGAGAACCGAACCCTAGTTTTTCAACTTTTCTAGAATCAGATTCCATTGGAACAAAGCGGGAATCTTTTAAAATAGTTGGAGCATTTTGTACCATACGCAGAAACGCATTAGCCTGCTCCGTATTTAATCTACCGCCTGTCGCTAAATCTGATAATGACATAGCTGCTTTTTCAATAATAGCTGTATTTGATAATAAATTTGTCATTCCATGTTCCTCCTGAATTTTAATGTATTAAAGTACGCCATCCCATAAAGAACCAGCTTTTTCAATATGCTCTTCTTTCTTTTCCTCTTGTTTTGTAATACCTCGTGCAGCTTCTACAGTTCCTAGACGTTCTTCAATAGGTTTTAACGCCTTTGTAAGAGTTGCTGATACTGCTTTTACAATATCGTCCTTTGTTTCTGGTTCTTCTTCTTGATTCGCTTTCTCTAATGCATCTAAACGTTCATTAATAGGCGCTACAGCGTCCTGTACAGCTTTTGTGATATCTTCAATTTTCAATTCGTCGTCCTCCTTATCGCTTACGCGGTCAATAATATTTTGTAATGCTGCCTTTGCAGTTTCTATATCTGCCATAGTAGCAGCACTTACTTTCTTACCTGCTTTTTCAATTTCTTCTGTAAGAGTAGCAGCAGGTTTAATTTCTAAAGCTTTAGCAATTGCTACATCTCCACCATCTCGTATTTCTTGAATGATCTCCGAAAAATCTTCAATGGCCGTAAGTAAACGTTCAAAATCAACTGCTTCGTTTGTATAGTTATCCCATCTGGAACCCCAGTAAGCATTCTCTAAACTATCCCAAGCAGCCCATACGTTACGTTTTTGTTGATTCCTTACATAGTTATCTCTTACTTCGCCTTTTGCAATAACGGCCGAATTTTCACCATTAAAAAAAGCCTTCATATGACTCATGAAAGACTTAACAACACCCGTTTCCGATTTAGAAACTACTTCTTGCTCTTCTACTTCTGCAATTCCAGCCATACTATATCCGGTAATATCACCATTTTGTATTTGTTCCCAAACTTCATCGGTAGCTTTTGTAGCGATAACCCAAGAGCCTTTTGTTATTGTTTGGCCATTAATTTCAAGATCGTCTGGTGCGATATAACTTTCTACTAATTCGCCTGCACCTGGTACAAAATCATGTTGCTTATCAATATCACGTGAATCTTTCAGAAATTCATGTGCAGCTTTTTCAATTTCTTCTGCCGTCATGAAATCTTGATGCGCATCTTCAACACCCGGCTCATATACCACACCATACACAAGCTTTTTAGGATCATCTGCTTTAGTTAATAGCTGTATATCCTTTTTGAATGTAGGTTTCTTTTCTGATTTCGTGAAGAAAAACTGTTTCTTATTTGCAGCTTTGTCTACATAAGAGACATGAGTAATCTTTGCGTTTTTCAGTTCTCGTACTGTCAATTTATTCACCTCCCTTCAAATTTAAGTGGTTATTTAATCCTTTAGATTTACTCATTTAGGTATCCCCTTTCTTACCTTCCACCAAAAACGAATATCCTCTTTAAATGTATACACACTTAACCATAGTGAGGGATCTTTAATTATTCCGAACTTATGCAGAAAATATAAAGGTAAACCATTTCGATAATATTTGTTTGCCCATCTAACTTGAACAATCCATATTCTTAATAATTCCCTCACTCCCTCACCCACTTCGTCTTTTTGTTATTTTTGTATATAACACACCTATTCATTCCCATAACCAAGGTGTATTCTTTACCACAATCACAACTGAACGATTTGTTTTTTAAATCCAGTAGATTCTCTCGATCGCAATTAGGACAATAAAAGTGTAATTTCATCCCCTCACCCTTCTTCTTTCCATACGGTTTCTCATCATTCTTTATTTACTATATCTACTGATCTATTCAAAAAATCCTGTCGTAAGGACTCTTTATCTTTCTTACTCATACGAACAATCTCATCGTTAATAACTGGAACAGCTACACATTGGCAGTTCCTTCTTTCTTTCGGTGAAAGGTTACCATCACGCGGATACATGCACGTTTCTGAAGAACCTGCAATATGAAAGACTTCATCTACTGCCACAATTGTTCCACTCATTTGGATATGGTTTTGTCTTGGGTGCTTTGTACCTGCAGTGTGTAACCATTTCTTCTTTTCAACAGCAGGGCTTTGCAAATAACTCTCCTGCTGCCCCATAGAAAACGCTGTTAGTATTTCGTCTATTGCTATGTTGGCCGCTCTTCTTCTTGCAAATACTGATAATCCCTTAATTGTAATCAACACTGCAGCAATGGTTTTCCCTTCATCTACAGCAGTTGTTATTTCTTTTTCTAACGCATTCGATGTTGTGCTGTTCATATATATAGCAAGTTGTTTGCTCCATTCTGATATATCTTGTTCTGTACCTTCAGACATTTCTTCGAATAGAATATCTGGATCAACTGACTCCATAATAATTGCTGCTATAAGGGATACAACTGCAACGAAAGTTTCATTAGTAAGGGATTCCATTTCTCCATTAAACTTATCATTAACAAAGAGATCGTCTACTAAATAAGAGAGCAGTTCTTCATTTACTATGTCATCCTTTTCGCCATAAGCTTTAATAGCATCAACATAGTATTTCTTCTGCTCTCTTAGTAACTTAGCTATTTTCTTTTCAAATTCATCTATAAAATCCTGTAACTCACTTGCTCCTGGTAAGTCTTCTGGTAAATCATCCGCTATATCTTCTGAGTTCTCTTTTAATATAAGATTAATCGATTTTAATAGCCGCTCTGTCGTATTCAAACTACTAGAACCTCCCTATATTCCCTTTTCTTCTATATAGTCTTGAAGGTTTTTTAATACATCTAGTATCTCTTTATTCATTGATTTTTCGATTGGAACCTGAGTAGGTGCAGCAGTCTTATTTGTTCTTGTAATTAATTGAAACGGTTTATCATCTGCTCCTTCATATAGTAAAGGTTCTAACTCCTTACCTAGAATTTCCCCTGCTAGATCACGTAAATCATTAGGAACAACACCGCCCCCTGCAATAATAGGAGCGATTGCTCTCGCTTTTTCTGTTGGATCACTTGCTCGTGGACCTTTAAGACCTATAGAGACATAGTGCAATTCAAGAGATTGACAGAATGCAGTTGTTAATTTTCCTGCTACAACATTACGTTGAGGCATAAACACTTGTTCCTCTGTTACTTGTTTAGCCGTTTCTGCAGTTGCCTTATTATAATCCTGCGACTCGCCAGTGTATAAAGGTGGTAATCGAAATGCAGAACGTAATTTGTCCCTGGTCTTTATATCGTATTCTAAGAACAACGCATCTTGCTGTAGCATTTCTGCTAGGGACTTGATTTGCACCTTTACAGGCGTTACATCTTCTTCACCCTGTATATTTTTTTGATCTAGCCCTTCTGCTTCAAGTAAAAGGAATTTATGTGCATTGCCAACACCCTGTATATCCTTCATATACTCTTGGACTTGAGTAAAGGACTGTTCAGTCAATTGACCATTCTCAACGACGATAGCAGCAGGTACGTGTCGCCCTTGCTTAAAGTAGTAGAAGTTCAATTCTTCTGCCTTTCTAGCGCCATACAACGAAAGAATGTGTCCTAAATAACGTGGTTTTCCATACGCACCAGGACCGATTTTAAAATGGATGACTTCATTCGCTTCATCTTCTCCATTATGCTTATCCGTAAATTCTCCATTAGTGCTGTTCATAAAACGCGGATCACCATATTCTTTAAAAAATACTTTTTTCGTTCCCCGAATTTGCACAAATCGCCGAAACATTTTAGGTACATTTGCAACAACAGGTTTATTATCCACCATCACTGCATATTTAACTTCCACTGGATCAGTAAATGTAGTAACTCTCACGTCTTCACAATCCATATAATCAATGGAGCAAGGTTCTCCCTTTCCATCCCGTAAAACTTCTAAATATCCATTACCTGTTTTTTCTCGGTCTTCAAGAGCCCACTTCACTAAAGTTTCTGGTATTTCATCGAAGCTAAGGTACTTCAAAAAGAATCGCAATCTTTCCCATTCTATATCCGCTTTTTTCTGAATTTCTGGTTTAGCGGCTCTATAGTCAATCGCATACTGCGGAGCTAGTCCAAAACATGCGATATTAGTTGTGTATGCATCAATACACTGTTGCAAAATAGATGAGTACTCTGCAATCTCTTTTAACTCTTTTAAATTAAATGGCGGTTGTATAATGCCATCTGCTTGATACATACCATCGAATGGATCTTTATATATTTGTTTTGTAGTAGCAGTAGCACCTTCTGCTTTAACAACCTGCACTTTCATTTTATTTGACATTGTTATCTCCCTCCTTTCACTTTCTCTGACGTTGTGGACGTTTTGTACGGTCACGTTTCTTCAAGTACAACGGAGCAAATGCCATCACAACCGCTTCTGCTCTATCCGGAGACTTTAATCCCCTGTCTTTCATTGATTTCTTACTCTCAATCTGAATACGGCCATCACTTGTAATTGAATACCGACGAACTGACAACTGCGCTATTAGATCATCATCGCTCGGTAACTGTACATAATCTAAGCAATTATCCCTAAAATGGCCATACATTAAACTGACAATGCCAGCATAATCTGCATTACCTTTAGATGCGAAGTTAATTGGTATTACATCGATTGGATAATCCTTTTCTGCTACAACTTCTTTCAATCTATCGGTTACTCCGCCACCTACTCCAGTATCATCTATCCGTACTGGAATACGCTTTTCCATCTTCTCGCACCATTCAAAATACTTTTTAGCTTCTTTAATAATTAAGCCGGTAACATACATAGTATCTCTTTGATGGTGTATTTGTAGCGGCAGCACCTTCCAACCTCTTCTAGTTGCAATTACAGTTTCATCCGATCCGAAACGCGCCACGTCGCAAGAGATTTCTACTAATGCCGTATCAGGTATAATTTCCTTCACGACTGAGTCTATTGCATCCTCAACGATTTCAACCTTATATGGCTCTCTTACCCGTGCCGCTTCAGCATTTTCTAAGGGGATAAATGCATCTGCTTCACCCCGTGGAAATTCACCTTCTACACGAACACGGTATACATCTGAACCGTCACCATACTTCTTTTTGAGCATTTCAATATTCTCTTTGCTCGTCCTTGGTGAATCCATACTAGATACTTTGTGTGATTTATACATCGAACGATCTTTATTATGAGAATCAAAAAAGACCCCACTAGTTTTAGTCGGGTTACCACACATAAATAATTTATTTTCTGCACCAGATAAAGTACCTAGTATCGCCTCCATAATGTCATCAGCTATACCGGAAGCTTCATCAGCAATGAATAGCATAAAGTCTTCATGGAAACCCTGCATATTTTCAGGGCGTGTTGCTGTTTTTGCAGTAGCGAACCAACGATCTTCATAACCTCTCATATAAATCTTCGTTTTGGTCCATTTAAGAAGATCTTTAATATGAGAAGAATTCAACCATTTAGCTACTTCTGCCCATAGTACATCGTATAACTGTTGTTTAGTTGGAGCAGTACAAATGATCTTCGGATAAGGTCTACAACATAGAAACCACAAAATTACCCATGATTCCATTGCTGTTTTTCCTACACCTTGTCCAGATCTGACTGAAACACGCGGATTGTCTGCTATATCTTGCAGTACTTCCTTTTGCCAATCATCCGGATCTACTTCAAGAATATCTTCAACAAAGGCTACAGGATCATCTACATAAATTTCAAGAAGTTCTGTGATAATGACCTCTAACATTTCTTCATTTGCAGCTACATTATTAGGAATAACCATAGAGTTTTATCCTTCTTTATAATTATCCACTTCACGAACCTCAATGTTAGTAAATCTTCTAAACACTGCAACCGCTTCTTCATCCCATTCGTGCTCGTTCATGTTTAATACAAGCTTTTGTTTACCTTTATTACTCCAACCACACCAATCTGCAATTTGATCTATAGTACTAAACGCCAATGTGTCTTTACTTTTTTTATATAAGTCATTTACGACTCTAACGGCTGTTATTTTTTCATTACCATAATAGATATGACATCCTACTGTTTTTTCATCTTTGCAAATTTCTAATCTAACGTGTAATTTTTTTCCTTCACGTGAATTTTCAATATACTCTTCTACTTCTTTAAATATTGCAGCGATTTTTACATTTAAAACATCTGGTAATAAAAACGTTTCTTCATAATCCTTTTCTTGTCCCAGTACTGTTTCTTTTAAATTGGCATCAACTGCATATTTAGGCTGCTTATAAAACACTGTCGTATTATGAGAATGCTTAATGCTTGAAACTCGAATACTCATATTCTCATCATCCTCTCAAAAATAATAATTGCGTGTAATTTATATTACACGCTATAATGTAGATAATACATAACATATCAATGCAGGTTTATCGATGGTACGTCTGCACTTATCTACCAAAAAATATTGCGTGTAATTAAAAGGAGTGTTTTTATGCATATACTAAATGAATTTATCGAACACATAAAAGACCAGGGGAAAAGCCCGGAAACGATTCGCGGCTATAAATACAAATTGCTCCACTTTGAAAAATGGCTAGGAGCAGTAGAAACTGATTTGTATTCTTTTTCCCGTTCAGACGTACAACAATATTTAGATGATCTGACTGCACAAAAGAAAAGTTCCGCTACTATTAACGGTCACTACGCTGCTATTAGATCGTTTTCTCAGTTTGCTAATAAAACAGAATGCATTACAGATATTAGAATTGTTAAGGCTCCTAACTTATATCGTGAAGCGCCTGTTGCTTTAGAACGAAAAGAAGTGCTTCGCATCATGAGAGAAGTTGATCGTAGTAATAATAAAAGAGATAAAGCGATACTTCTAACATGTATCTATGCAGGAATCCGTGTTGCCGAAATAGTAGCACTTGATATAGATGATATTAATTTCACTGAAAGACAAGGGACTATCCGTATTAGACAAGGTAAAGGGAACAAAGAACGTACCATACCTTTGCACAAAGAAGCTCGCTATGCTATTACCGACTATTTAAAATCAAGAGAAAGTACAGCAGAAGCGCTGTTCTTAAGTAATAGACAGACTAGAATTAGCAAAAGAAGCGTTCAACAAATTTGTAATAAGTACGGTATCAACCCTCACAAATTCAGACATACGTTTGTTACAGATTTAGTAGACGCAGGAATTGACGATAAAACAATTCAAACTTTAACAGGTCACGAAAGCCCAGCAATGATAACTCGTTATCGCAGTGTTAGACCTGAAGACAAAGAAAATGCTATTGAGGCACTTTATAGAGATAGAGATTAAGCGATTAGGATCCTTCCCTTTTCGCTTTTCTTTTTTTGAAAACCTCTTCCAAATTTGAAGCCCATGTTTTCGCCTGACTTTGTTGCTCTCCTGCTTCTCCTTTTTCTTTTTCCCACTTTTCTTCTAAAATAGCTAACTTTCTTTCTTCTATTTCTAGTTTTCGTGGAGTTGTATTTGCTAAGGAATCTAACCTTTCTATGGCCTTTAACTTTTTGTCTTGAATACGTGTCAGAGCTTCTTCATGAGCTAATACAGCAGCTATTCTGTCACCTTCTGTCTCTTGAACAGACATTTCTACCATATCGAAATCTCTGACAACCATAGTTTTATAGGAGTTACTAGCCAAATCCTCTACCTGGATTTCTTTTTTTACAGGCTTTCTTTCTTTTATAGTCAATCTTTGTAACGGTGTTAATCCTTCTCTCAACGCCTTAATCCGCTTCATAATAAACATTTCTCTGTATGCATATAGTTGAATAGCGTCTATACATTCCTGTATTGGATCAATTTCTTCAATCTCTAATAATGCTTTTTCATCTTCATCTAATGCATCACGCCACAAACTTCTATATTCGCCTGTCCTAACTGCATTACTATTTCTCATAGGAGCAGCGCCACCCTTATTACCTATGGCGTTTTTGTTACCGATAGGAGCAGCGCCACCTCTATTGCCTATGGCATTTTTATTACCTATTTGCCCGCCTTTTGATTTAGGAGCGTTCCTTTTGTTAATAGGAGCGCTCTCTTTCGAATTAGGAGCGTTCCTATTTAGTTCTTTCTCTAATTCTTCTTCCCAATTATCCTGGGATTTCCACTTACGAATTGTACTAGCAGGTACTCCAATTTGCTTCGCAATGTCTACTAATTTATTTTCGTTACCGCTTTTTTCATTATCTATCCAAATACTTTTAGCTTGATCCCGTCTAGGATCTCTTTTTCTAGCCATCTCTCATTTCACCACCTCCTATATGCCTGTTCGAGTTTGTGTTTGTTTCATTAAAAAAGTTATTTAGAGGTATCCGATACTTTTGCCTCTTGTGATGTCACATAGCTTTTTAAAGACGTTATTACTTCGTTTTCAATAGGAAAAGCACCAATTTTACAGCCTAGCTTCGTGAGGGCTTCAAGGGCCTCATTTGCAACGTCTGTAACTTCTTTTAACGTAGCAATAGCTTCTTTTGCATCCACTTTGATTTTTAAATTTATATCAGCAGGTACTTTCATTTCTTCTAATTGCATTGTTTTTCCCTCCCTAATCCTTATTGATTAAAATAATAGCTGGTCCATCAACTCTAATACCGCCTACTTCAATTTTCTCATAAGGTTGAACTTGAACTGTAATAATCCCTTGGCGTTTTTCTATCTCTTCACTCAAATCTTTTGTTGGTGCCATAGAAAGATAATTGTTTCGTTTTTTTCCTGTACCATTACAATGATTACAAAGACACTCAAAGTACCCATTGTGCCTTTTCCCTTGACCTACGCAATAAATACACGTTTCTTGTTCCATGAGTAATCTCTCCTTTTATAAATCTTCACCACGCAATTTCTGCTCCAATTCTAAAAGTTGTTCTAGATCACTCACTGATTTAAACTCTATTTTTCCATCACGTAAGCATTTATACCAATGAGCAATAGCAGATTGTACAACCTTTTTATATTTATCTCTATTCCCTTGCTCTTCTTCATATCGTTCTAGTTGCTCTTGTAATAACTTTTTCTCTACATTACCTGAACTAATTTGTTTAGTATTTTTCATTGAAACAATCCCCGCTTCTGTTTATGATAGAAACGAGATAGTGGCACCCAAAATATACGTGGCCACGTAACACCACTATCTCTGCAGGGATTGTTCCTTGTATATATATAAAAGAGGAGTAGGCAGATGGCGTCTGTTTACTCCTCTTTTATTGCTTTTTTACCTGTAAGCTCTTCCCAACGTTTTATAATAACATCACAGTATTTCGGATCATATTCCATAATGTAGCAAATACGCTGTAGCTGCTCTGCTGCTATTAAAGTAGAACCACTTCCACCGAATGGCTCAAACACGATATTACCTTTATGCGAAGAGTTCTGTATCCCCCTAGATGGTATGCCCACAGGTTTCATTGTAGGATGTTCACCGTTGCGCTGTGGTTTATCATATTCCCATACAGTGGTTTGTTTTCTATCACTGTTCCATGTATGTGCTGCTCCTGGTTTCCATCCATATAAAATCGGTTCATGTTGCCAATGATAATCCTGTCTCCCCATAACAAAGTGATTCTTCACCCATATAATGCACTGTTTTAGCAACCATCCAGATTCCTCTAAACCTTTGCGGAAGTTAACTCCTTCTCCATCCGCATGACAAATATATATAGCCGCCCCTTCTCTTGATACATCCAACATATTACTGTAGGCAGCACAAAGAAATTCATAAAATTCCTCGTCATCCATATTATCATTTTCAATAGTAAGAGCATCTTCTGTAGCTCCAGTATAGTTAACGTTATACGGTGGATCAGTGAATACCATATCTGCAATTTTCCCATTCATGAGATTTAATACATCTTTCTTATTTGTGCTGTCACCACACATTAAACGATGGCTTCCTAAAATCCATATATCACCACGTTTACAGACTGGCTCTTCAATTTCATTGATTGCTGCAGCTACATTAAATTCATCTTCTTTCGGTTCATCGTCAATAGCAAGACCTTCTATTTGTAACTCTTCAAATAAATCTCCCATTTCATCGAAAGAAAAACCGGTTAATTCTACATCTATATTATCTGCACCTGACAATTCGCTTAATAATTTACCTAGCGCCGGATAATCCCAATCACCACTGATCTTATTCAATGCAATATTTAACGCTTTTTCTTTGGATTTATCTAAACGTACAACTGATACTTCTACTTCTTGAATACCTTTTGCTTTTAATATTTTGAACCTTTGATGGCCGCCCACTAAATTGCCTGTATTTTCATTCCATACAAGTAATTCTATGTAGCCAAATTCTTCTATTGACCGTCTTAAACGTTCATATTCAAGATCACCAGGTTTTAAATCAACACGTGGATTATATGGTGCAGGATTGATTTTATCTATGTGTATCTTCCTGATTTCCATCTTATATCCTCCTAATATGTTAACCTTCTATTTGTTTACGTAATTTCTGCATTTCTCGAGTAATCCTTTTTTGAATTTTTGTGACTTGCTTCTGATCTCTGCGAATTGTATCGTTTACGTAACACATAACATGCTCTGTTTCACAATGTGGGCACACATCATAACACTTCTCAATTCGCCCTGGGAGATTATCTACTTTAAGCTCTTGTTCATAATCCTTATTACAATCAGAGCAAACTACTGTAACAGCCATAAAATTCACGCTCCTTTATTTAAAATCTGTACACAAATAAAAAGAGCGCTATCAATGTACAGCACTCTTGTTAATCTTTTATTTATTTTCTCCGGCGTTCTCACCCCTACGCGTTCTAGCTGTCAGGAACATATCCTGATACACTATCATTTCGGAGATGCTAACCCATATAGCCTTTGAGATTTTATATCTCTTTGGACCAACAACAATTATATAACTCAACAAATAGAAAAAAGATTATTGGCCCAAAGAGAGACAAAAGTCCCTCTTTTCGTCAGTCGAAGATTCTGTTCTTAAAACGATGTAGATCAAATAGTTTCGTGAGTAATTCCTATAGAAAAAATCAATGAAATCAACATATTAAAAATATAGAGAGTTTTTCGAAACGTGATTCATTCATATAGCAATAACACTATTTAACCCTTGTAATCTAGTAACGATCCTATAAATCCCTGAATGGAGGTTGTAGACATTTAAGTAACGGCCGTTTAATCAAATGCTACGCGGCACAACCGTGTAATTTTGTACCGTTTGAGAGCAAGAGGCACTTTTTCCCGCTCTCATTTCGAAACAAAATATTGAGTGTAAAAAAAGAGCCTCATTTTAGAAGCTCTTTCTTACTGTTTGTACTCTCACGCATAATATAAGAATTAAAGGGGATGGGATGTAAGGGCGCCGAACATACGCCCTCCATATACCCTTTAAGAATATACTTTTATTTAAAAGATATATGGAGGGGTACGTTTGAAAATCCTCTCTTAATTGAAGGATAATCAAACGCACCTAATTAAATAAGCATCAAACGTGTCGTTGCAGTAAGATATTTTTCTCTACAATAACATAATACCACATCTCCAATGTATTCTTTAAGCATATTTTATGCTATTTATCTGCATTTTTACTGCAAATAAAAGCACTCCTGCTATTTTAGAGCGCTTTTATCCTTATTCAAATACTTTAATTCACGTAAATGTATCGCTAACTTGTAAAAAGCATCAGATTGAATATTATAGAATGTACGCTCTGACACATCTAAAAAATCTTCGCTAATCTCTTTATCTATATAATCCTCAAAGTCGAGGTATTTTTTCACAATTAAAATTCGTTCTCTTTTATTTAATTTGTTTACCGCACGCATTATTTTACCCATAAAAGCTGTGCGTCTAGCGTTATCTTCCATATTACGAATAACCGTGTCTTCAGTGCTACTGTGAAAAGAGTTTGTAAATGTCGGTGGAGCAATATTATAACTGGGCGTTATTTTGGGTAAAGTCTCTTCTTCCATCTCGTACATGTACTCTTTATATTGGTATAGTTGCGCTTCGACTGCTTCTTTTGTGGCTTCTCTATCAATCTCTTTTAATATAGCAGAAGAGATTGATTTCTTTTTTCTCGTTCTTCCTGTCTTCCCCATTTCTTTTACGCTCATAATCTAATATTGCTCCCTTCTAATTACTTAATTACATGAACCATTTTTCCATTGCCACGCTTATTGTAGGCTCCCATCAAATACTTAATATCCTGTGATGTTAAATGCTCTGCTTTTCTATTTTGTTGTTTCTTCTTCCTACCTTGACGGGATGTTTTTTCACTGTATTTCATGCAGCATATACCTTCTTTCCCTATTTATTAGGTTTCACTTATCTAGTACTGCTGTATTTTCTCTTGATGCCATATCTCTTTTTAAATTGTATTAACTGCGGATACGTCCATCCCCACATTTCCATGATTGTATATTCACTGTTACCTAACTGTATTAGTTTTTCAAAGTCTTCTTTTCTTCGAGTTGGCCGCTCTTTTCTGATTCTGTTTAATTCTTCTTCATCTAAGGTGTATTCTGTCACTTCTCCATGCATTCGATCTCCAGAATTAGCAAAGCGTATTGGTCCAATATGACGTGCTGCTTTCCTTGAAAATCTCATTAATGATTCCGCCCTTACTTTTGATTTATTTCACAATACCAGCTCTTACAAAAATATTCCTGAACGCTTTTTCAAATCGATATTTTTCTACTGCTTTTGCACGTCGAGCAAGACGTTTCTTTAATTTCTTTTTCTTATGATTGGTGGTCATGACTATTTCCCCTTTTCTACAAAATGAAATTTTTATTAAGAATCATTTCGCTATTAAATTAACTTGTTTCCATACTTCTATCTTTTCATACCCTGCATTTAGTCCGTTAGCTCTTAACCCTAACATCGCTTTCCGAGCATTCTCTTCATCTGCAATAATAGATACATTACTTTTTCGAGCAAAAGTGTCTACTGTGTAAATTACATACATAAAATCCATTAGATCACCTCACTTTCTATTAAAATGAAGTTTTTATAGCACTTCATCATGATTAATTTGTTTCGAAATAACTTTAGCCTCATGACCGTAATATCCATTATGTTCGTTATAAGCGACAAATTGGAGAGTACCTTTAGATGTGACAATATCAACAAACATCACGTCACCTTCGAAATACTCACTTTCTATATCCAAATCATGCTTTTCAAGGAGCCCTTCTTTTAATTCCGTATCAGTTATTTTTACATCAATAAGTTCAGCACCTATAAAATCATTAAAGTCATCTTCTGACATGAAGTAACCAAAGTTTTCACAGCAAGATTGTTCATCATCAATCAATAGCTTTATTACCTGTTCGTTTGTCGTAATAGCGTAACCACTCATGCTTGACCATTGTACTTTTTCTTGATGTTCTTCAATATTTAAGATTTCTTCCATTACTCATCATCCTCTTTCTTACATTCTCTTAATTTCTCTTGCATTCTCCAGATACCCGAATGGACTTTCTTAATTTCTTTTTTCAATTCTTCCGGAACCTCTTCCACAAGATCCAACACTGTATTTGCCCAACTCATCTTACTAGATGCATCCCCCATGTATGCTAAAGCTTGAAACAAATAATCATCTTCTTTACCAATCTTCTTTAAATTTTCAAGGTTTGGACGATGATCTAACACATTATCTGAAAATGGCATTTATTCTTCCTCCATTTCTAACAAAATAGCGTTTTTGTTTAGTTATTCTTTCCTCTCTTCTCTTTATAATCACGTTGGTATTCTACATTAGACTCTTTTATCTTTTGGCTAATTCCTTCTAATTCGGATATCAAATCGTCTAGTTCTGTTTCATCTAAGTTTGTTGTTTTTAATTTTTCGAGCTTTAGAGCATAGTAGCTTTTATTAGACCAATTACCCATGATTTGACCCTTAACCATGACTCCATTCACCTTAAATTCCTTAATAAACATTGTTATATCTCCTCCACTGAAACATCAGCATCAAATTCAGCTTTAACATGTAATACCATTTTTAACTCTTTATTATTTTCATTCAGTTTTATCAATCTATCTGTAATTGCTTTATTAACTTGTTCACTATTACTTTTATAATTTCTAAGCTCTTCCATCGCCTTTTCATTTTTCTTAATCGCTTTTTGAAACCGTTTTTGTATATTCATTACTTTTCCCCTCCAAAATAACGA